TCAGTGGGCCTGCGCGACCACCTGAAGGGTCCGGCCGTCCGGCTGCACCACGGACCAGCCGCACGGCTTCCAGTCCCACCCCAGATACCATGAGCCCAAGGTGCAGTTGGTGAGCCCGGCCGGTCGAAACACCAGGCCCTTGAAATGCGAGTACTGGACGCCGATCTCCTCGCGCCCCGTGTTCTCCGGCCGGCGCACCCAGTAGTTCCCGGTGAACGCGTTGGCTGGAGGTAAGGCGTAACCGTCCGCGGTGGTGTCGCAGATGCACTCGTTGGATGCCTGATACCCGACGAACTGGATCAGCCGGTCATTGCTCTTGAAGGTGTTGCGCTCGAACCGGGTGCCCATGCCGATGCACATGATCTCCAGTGGGGCGGCGTAGACCCCATAATCGTCCGGGTTCCAGGCTGGACCCTTGAGCGCCACAGCTTCGAACGTGTTGTCGTGGACGTAGCACCCGCCACGATCCGAGACGTTCAGGGCACCCCCAACGCCGGCGCGTCCCGGCTCGGAGTACTGGTACGAGATCACGGTGTTCTGCACGACCTCGGCGCCGGCACAGTCCTCGAGCTTGATCCCGTGCGCACTGACCCGGCCATACTCGGTCGTGTCGGGCAGCTCGTGGACGGAGATGACGTTGGAGATCACGCGGCAGTCGTTGCCCTCGATGTGGATCCCGCGGCCGTTGCGGGCGGTGATCGTGTTGCCACGCGCCGTCAGCCAGTGGCCGTGGAGCCCGATGCCGTACCCGTTGGTGACGATCGAGTTCACGTCGATCGTGTTGCCCTGGATGATCCCGACCGGGGGGGCGACACCGGGAACGAGGCGTCGGCCGACGCGGATCCCCCACTGACGGGCGTTGGTGATCGTGTTGTTCGCGATCGTGCATGTCCCGCCGCACAGGGTTTCCACCTCGATCGCGGCGCGGCCCTGGTGACGGTTCGTCACCTTGCTGGTCGAGTCCGTCACGGCGCATCCGGTCACGGCCACAGTCTGGCTCTCCGAGATCCAGACGCCCCACGAATCGTCACCGCGCGTGAGGATGTTCACGCCCTTGAGCGTGACCCCGGAGATGCCGTAGGCGCCGACGCTGAAACACCACGGACCACGACCGCCCTGGATGAGTCTCCCGTTCGTGACGGTGACCCCATGGCCAGCGCCGAAGCGGGTCAGGTCCGATTGGCTCCAGACCGGATTCGCGTGCTTGTATCCCGGGGGGAGTGCGACGCCGTAGCGATAGGGCAGTCCATCCATGCCCCAGGTGACGGTGTGCCCGCCGAGATCGAGCGTGACGTTGGGGGCAACGATCGCGAAGGCGGTGCCCGGCGTGGCCACGTCCTCGGTCAGCCGGTACGTGATGCCCGGCCGGTCGAGATAGACAGGGCCCGCGGTGAAGTCGCGCGCCTTGAGCGCAACCCAGCCGCCGCGTGAGACCGTCGCGTCGAACCGGTAGGCGATCGCGCTCCATGGGTATCCGGTCAATCGCTCCAGGGTCACGAGCCGGAGCGTGTCGCCGGGAGCGAGATCCGCCGGAAGATTCGTGCCGCTCTGTGGGACGACGATCGGTGCGGCCGATGCGATCGCGGCGAACGCCCCCAGGATCACGGCTGCGACCAAGACTGCGAATGAACCCCTCATCACGTCCTCCCTTCGCCTTCCCTGTCCGACGGCCTCTCGAACGACAACACGAGATGGATGCGGCTCCCCCGCGTTCCCTTCCACCCAGCGCAGATTTGGTCGTACTGAGTCCGAAGCCGGGACACTGCCTCCTCAAATGCGCCTGCGTCGCCGCGGCCATCTCGACAGGCGTCAGTGATGATCGCGTGTGCTGCGGTAGCTCCTGGAATCGTGCCCATCACCACGCCCCCCTATGCGTCCAGCCCGTGCGGGTGTTCCGCCAAGAGATCCGCGAGCGTCGCGCCTCGCGTCCACTGGAAGTGCGGCTTATCAGTCACGCCGTCGGGCCACCGGCCTCCCCACTCGAACCCGAGCGCCTCTCCCAGTTGCCCGATAGCGAGCCACCACGGAGCATTCCAGATCGGGTTGTCGGGGTCCGACAGATCCGGCGACGTGGCCGCGTCCACTGGAACGACATCGATCGCCCGCCTCCATTGGTGCCAGCTTCGTCCGGGCTGCGCTTTGGTGACACGGAACGCGTTCTCTGTCGCCGTGATAGGGGCAAGCCCAGCGGCTACGCGGAGCGCGTTGACCTCTTCCAGCGGATGCCCACGCCCCTGTGCGTAGAGTGCGGCCTGCTGCGCGAACGGCCGATACCCGAACGTGACGCGGAGCGAGACGCCCTGATCGGCCGCGCACGCTATGAGCAGGAGCGCCGGTTGCCGGGCCTCTTCGATCAGGCCGTCGATGATCCGTTCCTTCACGCGCTCGATGATCATTGCCACCTCCACCCGTCCCTGGATCTCATTGCTTCCGCAGAGCCGCCAACTCCGTCTTGATCTCGGCGAGCGCATCTTCCACGCGGCCCCATCGCTGATCGTCCGTCTTCGATTCAAGGATGTGCCGCGTGTTCTCGGCCTCCTCGATGTCCTTGCGCATGGCCTTCGCCTCGGTGACGCTCATGGCATCCTTGACGTAGGCGACCCACTGCGCCGACGAGCCGATGAGCAGACCGGCCAGCAGGGTGGCGATCCACTTCCACGCGCTGCCGTTCCCGCTCGTCGTTCCGGCCATGCGATCTGCTCCCATCCGCCGCCTCAAGAAGAGGGCCCCGAGAGGACAAAGGGCGGCGCTGCCCTCTCGGTCCACGACAGCGGTCGCCGCCGTGGTGGCCCAACTCGTCACTCGTGCAAGGCCACCGTCTTCGTGAAGATCACGGCCGTTGCATCGTAGAGATCGATCTTCAGGAGATCGGCGCGCACCGAGTCTGCTGTGACGGTGATCCGCCAGAGCGGGCCCCAGGTCTCCCAAGCGCCGATCTTCGGCTGCACGTTGTTGGTCACCCCGATGGAATCGACGATCGCCTGACTCCCGCCCGCGGTGTCGGCGAAGGCGAAACAGTAGAGATCCGCACCGGCAGCCGTGATCGAGTCGGCATCACCGCCGCGCATGCCGGTCAGAGACGCGGAGAACGCGTACCGGTGGGCTCCCTCCTTGCGCATCCGGGTCGTGTGCTGATCGCCGTCGTTCACGAGGACCGTGCGGTCGAGAGAGTCGGCTTCGGCCAGGATGCCTCCGGGGATCTCCATCTCCTCCATGGCGGGGCGGGCTGACTCTCCAGAATCCAGGCCAGTGATGATCCGCCGCGCGGCGCGGTGTACACCGAGGATCGGCCAGTCGTTCGTCCGGAGACCGTCGAAACAGGCCCGGCAGTCACGGCGCTGCTTGCCGCCCCAGGATCTGATGTCGTCGAAGTCCTGGTTGTTGACCCCGCCCACGTCCGGGTTGTTGACCGTGTAGCAGGCGACGTCGGTCGTGTCCTGCGCGTTGTTGTTGCCCATGAAGAGGAGGGCATTGAGCGGCGCGCCGGTGTAGCGTTGCCGCGGTCGCCAACAGGTCCACCGTCGCCCGCGATGCGTGGCCGATTCGTAAGGCCGATACCACTGCTGCCCGACCAAGCCGATGAACTCGTTGTAGAGAGTCCCGTCGGCTATGTCCACGTCCTCTGCATCGCGCCCGTTCTCGTGGTTCCCGGGGACGACGGCGACAGGAACCCTGGCCGAGTCGATCACGGCGAGAAGGGAGTCGCGCCATGCCGCCTGCGCGGTAATGTCCTCATCGAAGAGGTGATCTCCGGTGAGGAGCCAGAACGCGGCGGTCGAGTCGGCGGCGATGTGCTGGGCCGCCTTGAGTGTGATGGCGCGGCCAGGCCACCCGGCGAACGGGGACTGGAAGTGCAGATCACCGGCCTCGTAGTAGCACCAGCCGCTGGATACGACGTTCTGCTTGACCGGGCCGCTGATCTGACCGGTGAAGAGCAAGAAACAAGCGAGCAGAGCGGCCAGTGCCGCGCGCCTACTGCCGAACACGGACGCCTTCCGGGATCGCTTGACCGTAGCGCGTCACCACCACTGAGGGCGTGCCAACAGTCACGGTGTCCGGGGTACTGGCGACCTGGACGACCTCCCACACCAGACTCGAGCGCGTGAGGCGGGTCAGCGAGTTCAGTTCGGTAGTGTCGGGATTCACGATGGCGATGCCTTGCTCAGCCCAGCGGTCGGACAGCCACTCCTGCATGGGTATCGTCGTGTCCAACACGAGCGTGTCGCCGACGGCCAGCGCCGAAGTCCACGCCCACGCGAACGGCCACTGCGTCCTGTCGAATCCACTCGCCCCCGCGTAGGACGTATCGGCCCACGCCTCGGTTTCGGTGGCGTCGCGGTTCGGCATGAGACCCAACGCGCCCGACAGCGCCCACCGCGCGCCGCTCGCAATGCGCTTGTTCACAGTGGCCGTGGAGTCCCACGTCGCGAGCATGCGCACCCCCGCGAGCGTTTGGTCCTCGTTCAGATCGGACCCGGAGGTACCCATGCCGGCCTTGCTGAACACTCCACGGAGATGCGAGCTGAACACCGGGAGCGCGCGGTTCAGCGTTGAAGTGGTCGGCTTGAGAAGGATGATATTCGTCTTGGCCGACTGGTTGGCAACCAGGTCCAGGTTCGCCGAACCCCCATGGCTCGTCGTATCGATCGCGCTGAGGTAGGTCGCCGTGACGTGGACGCGGGTCGTCTCGGCGTTGAACGAAGCCGGCAATGGACCGAGTGGGCGCTGGGTCACCCCAGCAGCTGCCATGTGAATCAGCGTCCCTACCGTGAGGACCGCCACCAACACGGGCAGCACGATCCCCCACGGGAATAGGCGGACTCGGCTCATCGCTCCCTCCCGTCCGCCCCCCAGGTCAGCGTCCCCGCGCCGGTGACTCCGCTGACGATGAACCCGGTCCACCGCTTCTTGAATCGAAACTCACCTGGGGCCGTGATCGGCCACGCAAACGAGGTCATTCGTGGCTCGCCGATGCGCGGCCCCATTCGCAGCGTGTCCGCGGCCGCAGCGTATGGCGATGCCCACCGGTCCGAGGTCAGGGCAAAGGTCGGATCCATGTAGCGTTCGATCGTGCAGTCAGCTCCCGAGGTCGTACCCCAGACCTGGTCGGAGACGAACCCGAAAGCGACGGTGTCCTTGGTCCCCGTGTTGAACAGGATGGTCCCGCCCGTGTCGCAGTCCGCGGCCGTGTTGTGCCACAGGCTCCAGGCTGCGTCAGGGACCGCCTTCTCTCCGGGTACCCACGTTCCCGCCGCAGCCACCGTAACGAGAGCGGCCACAGCCACCAGAACCACCAGAGCCAGCTTCATCCACCTCATCGTCATCCTCCTCCTCCACCACCCTAGCTATCGTGCAAAAGCCCTTCGCTGTTCAATGCCACCGTCAGAATCTTCGCGCTGCTCTCCGTGGGGTCACGTATCCAGAATCACACCGCTCGTTCCAGGCGTCAGGGTCAGCGCCTTGGCGCTGTTCTCCGTGGTGACCGGGAAGCTCTTGTTCATGAACCCGACCAGCTCGTCCGTGGCGTCAGAACCGTTCGAGATGAACACCACGGCGCCCCCGAGCTCCTGGATCCCTGAGAATGCCCCGAACACGAAGGGATCCCAGGTCAGCTTGCCGCGGTTGAGCGTGTTGTCTTGGCCCGAAGTGACGTTCGCCAGGGTCTGCCGCGCGTATCCACCGACCGTCGCCTCGTCCGCCACGATGTCGGCGACGTAGTCGTGGTCGGGGTCGAAGACGTAGGTGGACTTCACCAGCAGGGCCTTCAGCGTCTTGCCGGCCATCGTCTGCAACGAGTAGAGCTGGTTGGCGCGGTTGTAGGCCTGGTACCGATTGTTCACCGGAGTCGTGAGGCTCGGCCGCTGGGTCCTGATGCCGATTCCCATCTCCGTCGGCTTGAACCAGACTGACGCTCCGCTGCCAAGCGTGAAGGCCGCCGCGAGATTGACGTGGACGATCAGCTCCGCTGTCGCGTCGCTGCCGCCGGTTTCCCAGATCAGCCAAGCCCCTGCTACCGTGGGTGAGGAGAGCGCCGTCCACAGCAGCGGATCCGCAACCAGCCTGGAGTATCCACCGCCGGCGACGTTCTCAACCGCCAGATTCACCAAGGACTTGCGTCCAGACCCGCCGTAGCCACCCGTGTAGCCCGACACGGCGAGCTCGCTGCCGCTCGCACTGCTCACGTAGTCATGATCGGGGTCGAAGCTATAGCCGGATCCCATGAGCATGACCTTCAGGGGCTTCGCGGCGAGATCCGCGAGGGTGTACTTGTGCTTGACCCGATTCGTCCAGTTAGGCATACGTCACCGCCGGCTGCCAAACGGTCACGGTGCGCTTGGCTGGTATCCGTTCGATCACGCCATCGCCGGCGGATCCCGAAGCGAGCTCCATCACTGGGGTTCCGGTGGGGTGGTCAAAGAGCAGCGTCTCCCCGCTGGCCAGCTCGTGGTAGTTCTCGTTGTAGGGACCTGAGGACTGGCTTCCACCAACGATAGTTGCGATCTCCGATCGCGGCCCCTCCCCTACCCGCACCAGCCCTCGATGGAAGATCGGTCCGCCGCTGGGATGGGTGCTGCTCCAGTGGCAGGTGAGACTCGCGCTCCCGAGCGCGTGATCCGTAGACATGAACGCCCGCCGGGCCGGCACCACTGCAATGATCAGGCTTGCGGCGAAAGGAGTGGCATTCTCCGGGGTCGTTTGGTCCCCGCCAACGAGGACTGCGATCATGGATGTGTAGTCTCCGGCTGGGATGATGGTGCCGAAGAAGTTTCGGCGGTTTAGGTCTACCGAGTTGTAGTCGACTGAAGTCACCACTCCAGCCTTGATGTAGGCGATCGGGTTGGCAGAATTGTTCAGGAGCGCAAAGCCCCGATCGTCGTGAAAGCGGGCATCCCAAGTCGGGTTCAGCGCCCAGCGCTCGGCTTCGTCGAACCAGTGGGTGCCGGCGTTGGCCATGGTGGATTTGCCGGTCTCGGTGGGAAGCGACCAGTGGAGCAGGCCGACATAGCCCGTCGGGATCGAGAGTCTGTTGAGCACTTGGCAGCCGTGAGTCACTTCACCCCAGTAGGCGATCCTGGGCGTGAAGTCTTGGCCGGACCCGAACCGCTCGATCATCCGCGCTACGTTGCCATCTACCGCCTTCGGCATCACTACGGCGGTACGCTCGGCGGAGACTTCACGCCCCATGGATACAGCGCTCACGAATCGCGCGAGTCGCCGCTGCGTCCGCTCCAGATCTACGGTGATCGAGGAGACCTGGTCTTCGAGTGCGGCGATCGCCTCCGTGTAGGTCTGCACGGTCAGCGACGTTTCAACCGGGTTCAGGTGATCGCGCTCGATGCTCTTGATCCATGCGGCATCGGTGACGCCGAGGGCCGGATCCTCGAAGGCCGCCACGTTGCCGATCGCGATGCTGTCGTAGGGGTAACGCTCAGGCTGCCTGGCCCCGAGGTCGGCCACCTTGCACTCGTAGGACAGGACGGGAATGCGTCGCCGCCGCAGCTCGTGGTACGCCTTCACCCAGAGTTGTCTCCGGGTGGAGCCCTCAATCCACTCTTCCGAGAGTGAAGCAGTCGGCTCGACCGACACCGAATCGAGGTAGAACGTGGCGACCTGGCCGACATCTCCCCGCTGGTAGATCCACACCGCATGGCTGTGGCCACGCTCGGTCTTGAGCCCTGACAGTTTGATCGTATGCCAGCCGGCATTGACCACCTTGATGGCCTGGGCATTGTCGGGCGGCCACACGTTTCCTCTGTTCCCGGTACCACCGCTCGACCAATCGCCCTCAGTAACGTCTACGCTGATCTCGCCCTCTTCCAGATAGACCAGCAGCTTCACGGACCAGTGGTCCGGATCGCCAGCGACCGAGGTATCCACGGTGAAGTAGCAACCGCTGCCGTAGCCGGTTGTGACCACCTTCTGGCTTCGGGATCCGTTCTGGATGTAGAGGGCGTCGGTGTTTTCTGAGAACGTTGCGGCCGGCGTCCCCGCGTAGGTCGTGGTGTCCTCCAGATTCGGGTGCTTGCCCGAAGCGAAGGCGAGTCGAGAGAAGAACGGATCGAAGATCAGGTTTTCGACGTAGGCGAGATCCCCCTCGTCCAGGCACCCATCTACCCAACCCACATCCGTGTAGGCGTCATAGTCCACGAGGTGGTCTAGGGGAACGATGCCGGCGCCGTCGCCACGGTCCACAAGAAGCATGATCTGGTTGGCGTCGGCCGACACAGGGAGGATGATTGCTCCGTTGATGCGGATGCGGTCAGGGTTTCCGGCGCCTCCGTACTCGGCCTCGAACGCGGCCACCTGGAAATTGGTGGTGTCACCTCGGAACCGGACGTAGTACGTCCACCCACCGGCCGATGAGAGACTCGCGCTAGATGGCGCCAGAAAGTACGCCTTCACGTAGGATGGAAGCGTGCCGGTGATCTCCTCCACCGGGTGCCAAGCCCCACTCAGCGTCATGCGCGGCGTGCCACCCCCGAGCGCATAGAGCTTCGAGGCAAGCCTGGAACAGTCCTCCATCACATCCAGGTCGAGTAGGTTCTTGCGCGAATGAAACACAGCATCGGGAGCGCCGGTAAGCGATTTGCGTACGAGAAGATCCACGGTGAGATCGTCGTTGAGGAGAAGGCTCCCATCGACCACGTCGGCCAGCCGTCGCAGGTTCTCCAGCCGAATGCCTCCGACCTCGAACTCCGGGACTGTGATCGCTGAAAGGGAGGCGGACACAGTCCCAACCGACCAGCCCGAGTCCGCCAGGATCCGTGTGAGGAGCGCGCTGGCCATCGCGTTGGAATAGAGATCCCCAACCGACAGGGTCGATGTCCCAAGCTGGGCAACGCCCAGGTGATCGCATTCGAGCCTGGCGGCCATGACCTCGCCGACCCGGCGCCAGCGACCCTTGCGCATCAGGACGAACTTGCTGGTCGACCCAGCTACATCGGTGAGCCAGACCTGACAGCGTTTGGAGGTCTGCTCGAAAGCGGCAGAGGCCTGCTGCAAGACCTCGACGTTGAGCGTGTGAACCCCGTTCTCCTCGATCGTCTCATTGACCTGGAGAAGGTGCTCGGGGTTGAACTGACCCAGCCGGCTCGCACCGGTGCGGTCGTGGATCTCGAGGATCACGATCCCTCCGGAACGATGAAGGCCTGGACTGCCGGGATGGAGGATGCGGCGACGAGCACCGGGCATTCCGACCAGTCAGGCAGCTCGCCGGACAGATCGGGGTAGGCGTTGGTCTTCTTCGTGGCCGCGTCATGAGTCCACAGCTCGGCGCTGTAGCGCTCCAAGTCGATGTCGAGCGAATCTCCGGCAGTCAAGTTGCCCGCGTAGGAGGCGATTCGGTTGCGATTGATCGGCGCCTCGGGCGGCGCGATCTCCTTCTCCGGGAACTCCTTGGGGAACTGCCAGATCCAAAAAGCGTCCCAGTGGCACGCATCACCGAGGATGATCGAGGTTGGGGTAGTGGTCAGGTCGGTAGTCGTGAGGTCGGTATCGGTCTCGGCGGCCTGCGCCATTCCATAGCCACCGGTAGCGCGCTCCACGTAGAGGCGCATCCCGGCCTCGTCGCTGTCCAGCCAGGTGCCGTTGCTGAACCGGGTCACCAAGCCGAGCACGCCGCGACCCGTGCTCCCCTTCCACTGCTCCACGGTGAGGTCGTCGCCCGTCACGCTGACGAAGGTGGATGATCCGGCCCCGCGGTTGTAGAGAAGCGCGTTGACACCACCGTCCCAAACGAGCTGATGGAGGTTGTCGCTTCCAGCGGCAGCGCACCAGATCAGGCATGACCCACGACCACTACCCGTTCGCGCGAACTGCGGCAAGACCTGGGCTACGATCGTGCAGCCGTGACGATTGACTGAGTCCGTGAGCACCACACACTCGCCTGGGATCATCTGGAGGCGGCGACCGTAGGCCCCTGGCTCGAAGAAGACGCTGTCGGTGCCCGCCCGGGCGCTTAGAGCCGTGACCTGAACGTCGTCGAGGTAGATCGTCGAAGCGCCGAGTCCGAAGATCCTGATCACGAAGGTGGAGGCGGTCTTGGCGACGAAGTGCCCGGAGATCCTCGCCCAGCCGGTGCTGACATTGACCTCCATATTCAGGGTGGCCGTGGATCCGATCGCCCAGACTTTGATGCCGGCCGCCACGGAGGCCTTGGCCCACATGCTGAAGTGGAATGCATCGCCAGCAGCGGCCGATACCGCGCTGCTCTCAACATAGTTCGACCCGGTGAAGCTCACGCGCCAGCAGTTCGCTCCGGTCAGTTCCTCGGTGGTGTCCTGAGCACCGGTCCCCGCGGAGAGAGTCCACCCCGTCGGGACGCCCCCGGCGAAGCTCCCCTCGAAGGATCCATTCGTGATGCTGGACGCTCCGACGTAAACCCCCTTGAGGTAGAACGTCTTTCCGGAGACCGCGGTGTAGAACCGGATCTGCCACGCACCCCCAGCGCCTGTAGGGACGGTGAACTCCACCTGCGTCCATTCGCCGACATCGCCAAGCGCGCCGCGCGTGGCCACAGGTGAACCCGAAGGGCCGACCTCAACGGCGACACCGCCGCTCGGACCGAACTCGCGGAAGACCAGAAACCGCACCACCAGATCCTTGTTGGCCGGAGCGGTGAACGTGGCGATCGCTGATCCAAAGGCGGCGCTCGGGACCACCTTCAGGATCTGGGTTCCAAAGGGCACGCGCATGCCACCGTCGGTCTGGGCGACCTTGCTCAGCGTGGCGCTCGATGCCGTCCACCCCGTCGTTCCGGCCCCCTCGCAGAGACCGTCCGTGATGAGATTGAGATCCTGGATGCCGTGCACGACGCCATCGATGCTTCCCAGGCTGCCCAAGCAATCGAGGCGGCCATCGAAAGTGTGGACGACGCCGCTCTCAGCGCTTCCGAACACCGGCGCGGTAGCGGGGCCGAACACGCGAAGTAGCGATCTGCGGAACCCGGCCGCGGCGACGTTCGACTGGGAGAGGATCGCGAACTCAGGAGCGCCCGCGGATGCCGCCGAGAGATCGGAGTATTGAGGCTGCTCACTCAACGAGTGCGATAGCGCGTTTTGGCTGACCGGCAGCACCGCCGTGATGTTGAACGCCGCGACAGTGTTCACGTCGGGGTCCAGCCGCCACTGGTTGCTCTGGAAGTCGTGCTCGACAAACTCCACGCTGTCGAACTCGTAGACGGCGCTCGGATCGTCTGCGAAGACCAGCCTGCCGGCCATGCGCGTCCCCAAGGGATCGCGCGTCTCAGAGAGTGCAGCTCGCAGGAACGCTGCGCGATTCGTCGTGGTCATGTACCCGGCAAGCTCGATGGTCATCGGTTCGAGGGTGCCGCCGTAGGATACGGTGCCATGCCGCAGCGGGAAGTCCAGGGTGCGCCGGCGGAGCCTTACCGAGCGTGACTTCGTCGGGCGGAGGACCTCGAAACCGAAGCGGGCCCGCAGGTCCAACCCATTCATGATGACTGAAGGTGAGAGACTCACAGCCCCCTCCTTGTAGCCCGCACGATCCCCTGGCTACGGGTGCGGCTTGCCGTGGTTACCCTGGCCGACGCCAGTGCACCGCTGGAGACGACCGTGGCCGTGGCGGCTGCCGGGTTCGCCGGGTCGACGTTGACGGTCACCTGGACCTGCGGCTGCGAGAGAACAAGGCGGCGGTCCACCTCGGCCCGGCGCACCTGCTGGGCGCGCTCGTAGATGTTCTGGGCCACCTGATAGATCTGGTTCAGGTGCTCGTTCATCGCATCCATCACGGCGGTGGAGTCAGCGATCTTCTCCAGGTAGAGGATCTGCGTATTGCCGATCCCGATGAGCGAGCGCCCCTGCTCTTCGGTCAAGGAGACGTTTCGGCCGACGCTGACAGTGTCCTCTGCGGTGGTATCGGCCCCACTCGCAATGTCGTCTCCGATGTTCTCCAGCTGCGCGAGAATGGCGGCGAGATCGCTGGGGGTGAGCCCACCCGATTCGATGATCTGCTTGAGGTAGGCCACGATCTCGTTGGTGCTCATCCCCATGATTTGTGCGAGCTGCTGTACCAGGGGATTCTCGCCGGTGATGTCTCCGCCCGCGAAGATCTGCGCTAGGATCCCGGCCGCACCCTCGATCTTGTCGGGGTCGATGTGATCCAGGAAGTGCCCCAAGCTCTCGGCGCCGGCATCGCCGCTCTGTTTCAAGAGATCAACCAGCTTCTGCCACTTTTGCAGCGGGTCTTCGATGTCCATGGCGTCGATCAGGAAGCCCCACTTCGCCAGCACATCATCGAGCGTCTTGTTCTGGAAGATGCCCCACTCCGCGATCGCCTGGTTGGCTTGGTCGATCAGGGATTGGAGATACTTCCACATCGCATCGAAGTTGCCCCTGATCTCATTGGGCACGTCGATACCCAGCTTCTTGAGCATCTGTTCGGCTTCGTACACGCCACGCCATGGAGTCTTGCCGTCCAACGTCTTCAGCCACGCGTCCTGAACCGATCCCAGATCTTCAGCCTGCTTGGTGAGCGAGGAGAGGGGGATGTCGTTCAGAGATTCTGCGAACGAATCGACGGCGTCCTTCGTCGCCATGATCTTCTCGGACATAGTAGGTTCAGAAACCGTCTTGAAGAGGCTGCCCAGGATGTCCGCTACGATGTTCCCTGCCATCTGCGGCATGCTGACGCTGAGCGAATCGCCGATGCTGCTGAGAATCCCGCCGCCATCCTTTAGCTTGTCAAAGAAGGAGCTGAAGGCTCCCTGTAAACCCTGCGGCCCGAGACGGGAGGCGAGCTGCTGGAGTCCGTCGTTAAGCGGGTCGATCTCTGCGGCGGCCTTCTCGGCCTTGTATCCCATGGCCTCAAGGCTCGGACCGACCTCGGCCAGCGGGTCATTGACCGGAACTCCGGCCAGCATCGGACCGCCGGAGTAGGACGTGTCGCGTGCGTACTTGCCGTACCTGGAGACGCGGTCGGTGGCGGCCTTCTTCCGCTTCTCCTCCAGATCAAGCATCAGATCGATCTCGATCTTCTGGCGTTCCTTCAGCGCGTCCAGTTCCGCTTTCTCGCGCTCAGTCCGAGCGTCGTCCTCGGCCTTCTTGCGTTCGTCGAGAAGGTTCTGGAAGAAGGCCAGTTCCACGGCGCCGAGCGCGTCGAACTGCTCCTGGCTGAAGAATGCCGCGCCGACGTTCTCTTCGATGAAGGCGCGCAGCTCGAGGGCAGCCTTCTTCTCGGCGGCCAGGCGGGCATCGATCGCGCGGTCGGTGGCTGTGCTGCCGCCCATCTCCTTGAAACTAGGTCCGACTTCGCCCTCAGTTTCGACTGCCTTCTTGGTCTCGTCGGCGACGCCCTTCATTGATTTCCGCAGACGCTCAAGGACTTCCACGCGGTAATTCAGCCAGTCCTTGCCGAAGGCGCGAGCCAGGATCTGCTCGTCCTTCTCCATCTGCTTCGTCTCTTCGTCGGTGCGGTTCACGGCCTCGCGAAGTCGCAGCCATTCCTCGACAACAGCATCGACTCCGATGCTCTCCGCTACTCCGGCGAGAGATTCCGTGAGCCCAGCCACCTTCGCTTCCCAGGTCTGCAAGAACTGGAGGGCCTTGTCGCGCCTCTCTTCCACTTCCGAGCGGGCGTATATGTTTCTGCCGCCGGCTAGTCCGCCTGACAGCACGAGTGGAGATCCGCGTTGCTTCTGAAGCTCTCGGCTGAGCCCCTCGAAGGTATACCGAGCCGTCCCCACGCGATCCGTGATGTTGTCGATCTCGTCTGCGATTTCCTTGAAGGACTCCCTGCCCTTCTTGTCGAGGAGACGCCCGAGCTCGAGGCGGTTGCGACGCAGCGCTCCGGTGTTGAACTCAAGCGCCTCGCCCGACTTGTCCACTGCTGATACCAAGTCCGGATAGGCCTCGGCAAGCAGCTTGGTGACCTTGCGCAGTTCCTCGGTCTCGTCCGTCGTGAGCGGGATCTTCTTGCTGCTGAGCTCGTCGTAACGGTCGGCGAGCGGGATCATTGTAGAGTCGAGACGCGTGATTTCAGACCGCAGCTTCACGACTCCGGATGCTTCCGACTCCATCTGCTTCGTGTGGTCGAGCGAGATGCTGTTGAGCGCCGTGATCGCCTTCATGACCGAGCCCAGGAGCACGTTCCCCAGCTCTATCCACCCCCTGGACAGCTTGTTCTTGAGGAGCTGCGCCTGGTTCTCCAGCGTGTTGTTCATGATCTCGAAGGCGGCGTTCGCTGCCCCACCGGCCTGGTTGATCATGATGTCCTGCTGGCGGGCGAACTCCCCGGACTGCTTCCCAGCAAGGGCGAGGACAGCGGTCAGCCCGCGCACATCGTCGAAGAGCCGCGCCTGCGCCTCGGCGTTCCCGTTGGTCTTCTCCTGCACCTCCTGGAGAAAGCCGACCAGGCCCTTCGCCGCGAGCGCCTGCGAGTTGAACTCCAAGCCCATCTCGCGGGCCGCTTCCGCAGCACCCTGCGACGGCTTCAGGATCGCCATCAGCACGCCGCGGATGGCGGTGCCTGCGATCTCCATGCTGAGACCGCCCTTGGTCAGGGTGGCGACGGCAGCGCCCACGTCTTCGAGGCTGATCTTCGCGGCGGCGGCGAACGGGATCACGCGACCGATCGCACCGGCCAGCTCCGGGAACGTGACCTTGCCTTCGCGGACCGTGGTGAAGAGCACATCGGAGATCCGGGTGGACTCCGAGGCCTCCATGCCGTAGGCGTTGAGGATCGTGGTGATGGCATCCACGGAGGTGAACGTGTCCGAGAGCCCACCGACGGCGGTCCTGGAAGCAACCTCGAGGACGTGGTAGGCATCGGCGGTGTCGGTGATCCCGGCGGAGAGGACCTCGTAGTAGCCCTTGGCGAGCTGGCCCTGGTCCTGCGGTACCGCGTTCGCCAGGTCGAGGACCCTCTTCTCCATGACGGCGATCTCTTCGGCGGTCCCGGACATGATGGTGCGCACTTCAGCCCAGGAGTGGTGCCACTTGGCGGCAGCATCGACGGATGCGGCCCCGATGCCGACGACGGCCGTTCCCACGGCCAGCGAGATGCCGAGCGGAGACTTCATCAACGCGGAGATGCGCGCGAGGCTGCTCTTGACCGCAGCCTCGCCGGCAGCCAGCTGCCCGACGTCGTACCCAACGCCTACGGCAAGCCTGTCGATAATCACGTCCGCACCCCCACCCCGCCCACTTCACCTGCGCCACGAGCCCCCAGGCTCAGGCGTCCATCCACTCGTCCGTCTGCGCCGACCCGCCGTCCTTGAACGACATTCCGTAGCCATCCAAGGTCGAGAGGAGCGGCCTGATCCCAATGCCCCAGACGATGTATCGGTGCTTCCACTTCGTCAGCCGGGCCACCAGCCCGAGGAACCCAGCGGTCGTCCGGTAGCCGTCTACCCGCTGAGCCCCATGGCTTTTTTTAGGAGGAAGCTCACCCCCGCTCGATCGCGCACCATGAACGTCTGGAGAATCGTCTCGAACTCGGTCTGGCCGACTCCCCACATCGCCGTCTCAGAATCGAGCGCCATGTTCTCCGGGTCAGGTTCCTTGCCTGTCGGCTCCACCAGGAGTTGCAGGAGCTTCGTCTGAAGGTCGATCTCCTCCTTGCTCCCGCTCTTGATCGCCGCCGCGCGGGCGTCGAGGAGCCTGTCGATCAGATCCTGGGCCGATGACCCAGCCGACCCCTTCTCGGCGTCCTGGACAGCCCGCAGCACGTTGCCCTCAGTCCGGGACGACACGCGCGATAGGTCGGTGAGCGTCTCCCCGATCATGTGCAGGAGCCCGAAGCTGCGACTCGTGAGGCTGAAGGTCTTCTCCCCCAGCTTGATCGTCTTCGGAATGTCCAGGGCAGCACGCTTACGCTCGAAGTCGAGCAGCTCCGCCATCAAGGACGGCGGTTGTGGCGCCGGAGCCGATCCATGCGTCACGTCCTCACCCGCCGGAACCGCCGGCGGCGGCGGAACGTCAGGTCTCAACTGATCCTCTCTCGGTGGTCTCGTTCGCTTCATACGCGCACCACTCCTGACTCGCGCCGGAACCGTCGCGCCGATATCGGATTCCAACTCCAGCTCCCTTGCTCGCGAATGATCCGCATCGTCCACACACCGACAGCGGCCTCCCGCGCGGTGCCCAGGAACTTGGCGGTGGTCCGCACGTCCACGATGAACTCTGGTTTCAAACCGTCCAGCACGAGAACCTCGGGCTCGCCGACCTCGACCAGGGGGGTGGAGGTCACGAGGCTCAGGATCTCCGCCTTGGCACTTCCGACCCGCCCCTCTCGAATGGCGGTGCGGATGCGCCGGATTGCGTCGCTCGGCATGACGCCCGAAGTGGGAAGCGGTCGCTGGCCGTTGTGCTCCGCCCAGGCGCTGATCTGGGCGATCTGCTCGTAAGGGGCCGTGGCCACCCCGGCTGCCCAGGACGGTTGGACGAGTGAGACCAGGGTGCCTACGTCCTCTCTGATCCAAGCCGTGGCGACCTTGGCCCAGGTGCGTTCCGGTGAACCATCTGGGTAGTCTTTGACCGCCTTCATGCCGCCTCCTGCCTACGAGGGGCCCCATCCATGTCGAACCGCTTCATGTCCATCCGTAGGCGCCGGCGCGCCGACCGGATGCGACCGTTCGCGCGGCGATACGGAAGCTCGCCCACGGCGTACTCAATTACGCCCAGGCAGCTCTTGCGCCCTTCCAGGTCGTTGAGGCTGAGCACCGAGTCCGGGCACAGATGGAACCGGACACGGCCGCGATCCGTCCTGACTGTCTTCGAGAACCACCCGATCGGGATGTTCCAGGTCGGGTCCAGCTGCGGATCGCGCACTTTCGTTCCGCACCCACCGTCGCACTCCCACTCCGTTGATCCGTTCGGGAGGATCCGCTTCACGCCACCCTCCGACAGATGGCGTATGCCTCTTTGGCCTTGTGCTGCGAGGGATTCTTTCGATACCCGAAGTCCACCGGTGCCAACTTCGCGGACTCCAGCAAGGGAAGCCATCCGGGCTTGAACGCGGTCGTGATGCTGCGGTAGCGCCCCGTGTTGACGCCCGGGTGCATCGTGTTGACCCGTCGTGCATCCCTGCCCACCTGCGCAGCGCTGAGCGCGTCCCATGCGATCGGGATGTCGGTCAGGTGGGATACTTCCTCTCCCTCGGTTCCCACCATAGGAACGATCATCCCGAAGAGCCGGTCCACCGGGATGAGACCCGCGATCTCGGGGAGGATGAGTTCCGGGTGGGGTAGGTGCTCCATCACGTGGCGGGCGATCACCACGTCGTACCAGCGCCCCTCCTTGCGCTCACGCTTGAGCCAGTTCAAGAGGCCGCGCGCCGTGGGCTTCTTGAGCACGTCGAGTCGGACCCCTGGAAAGCGCTCCGCGCACTCGTCGTGGCGGTACTTGAGCACCTCCACCCCGGTGATCAGTTCGGCAGGGACCTTCAGCTCCTCGGCCAGGAAAGCGAGGCCGCGGCCTGACCCGTGCCCGATCTCGAGGACGCGGCAGCGCCGCTGCCCATTCGTGAACCCCACTTGCAGGCCGAAGACGATGCAGTGGGTCAGGAGGTCCGCGTAGCTCTGCCACTCGTCGCGGCGCCACTGGCGGTAGAACTCGGGCCAGCGATCGAGCTTCTCATGCCACTCGCGCTGCGACTGATCGTTGAGTTCGGCGAGGTTGGTGTCGAGGTCGGCGATCATGCACCCACCTCCAGCCGATGACGGTTCGAGTGCAGCACGGTGGAGCGGCGCTCACGGTCGGCCGGGTTGCGCCAAAACGGCTCGAAACCCATCTCGCCCATGGCCAGCAGGACCTGCTGCACCGCGCGTTCCCAGGTCCATTCACGGTGGACTACCGGGGCACACCGTCGCCCGATCTCGCCCATCACCTCCCGGTTGTGATAGGCGAACGCCATGAGGTCCATGAGGTGATCGATGTCGGCGTGCGCGTCCAGGCCGAGGCCTCCCTGAGCCTCCGCGGCGTCCTTGATCTCCATGTCGTGGCCTACGAAACGTCGTCCCTGGAGGACCTGCTCCGTGTAGAAGCTGTCGCCCATCGTGTACTCGATCGGGATCCCGAGCGCGTAGGCGTTGCTTCCGCCCGTGCCAGTGCACTGCAAGGGATTCATGGGCCCAACAGCCGGTCGAGGGGTTCCGTAGACGTAGTCGCTTGCGCCTGACCAGGGTATGAGAAGGGTCGGTAGCCCGGTGGCCATCGCCTCCAGGGGTTGCAGCCCGAAGCCTTCACACCGACTCGGGTAGACGAAGAGGTCCGCGTTGAAGAGCAGCATCCGCATCTCCTCGGCACTCAGGTTGTCGCCGTAGAGATCCTGCGGCTCACCCATCCAGTTGGACTGGCTCCAGCGCGAGCTGTGGGTGGTGGTCCACTTGAGGACAAGGCGAGCGTCAGGCCCGATCCGCTTGTCGTGCTTGAGACGGGTGAAGGCCTCGCGAACGAGGAGTCCCATCTTGCGATCGCCGGTAGCCAGGCGAGCCCGCCGGGCCTCGATCGCTGCCGGAGAATACGGATCGACTCCGAGGTCCAGGTACCACGGAGGCGGAATCGCGCCATGTTCGAGTTCATCCTCGGTCGGCAGCACGTCCGGCTTGGCGGGCTCGTTCAGGGTCATCTCCCGGATGTCGCCCGGGTTCATACCCATCCACAGGTAGGTGTACTGGGACCGCCTCGCCGGCCTGTCCATCGGCACGAAGTTGCCGGGCTCGATGCCGTGATGGATCACGCGCACGGGAACGGTCACGCCACTGGTCTCGAAGATGCGTCGACACCACTCGCTCGTGACCCAGACCTGGTCGAAGGTGTTGGCTCGCTCGACCCACCCCGCTGGGATGACGGCCGACTCGAAGGTGGTGTAGAGGATCGCGGCCGCAGCCTTCGGGTGCCGCTCCCAGATGGAGCGCGTCTTCTTGTCGATGAAGGGCTGCGTGTGCGCGATCTGGATGAAGGGGGTTCCCGGCGGATAGTCATCGCTATCGCACGGCGGTGGCCCGCCAAGCTGTGAGACGACCCCCGCGTTCTCGCTCAAGTTGTGGAAGAGCCTCGATCGCACACGTCCGAAGCCAAAATACTCTAACCCGTTCGGCTCTTTGTAGATCCTCGACCCATTGGGCCCATCTTCATGTATCCAACTCCACCACAAGATCACAGGTTTCATGCCGCCCCCTCAATCCCTTCCCTTGTGTGCGGATGGGCCGGCGGGGACTCCCCCGCCGGCCTTCCCCGCGTTAGCTACGCCGCGTGCCGCATGTCCATGAACCTCACGGGCGTCTTGTCCGTGTCCATGAACACGCGGAACTCGACCGCGACCTCGATATCCGCGTCCTTCTTCCAGCCGGTCTCCATGTTCCCCTGCGCGAAGCACCGGTACGCCTCAACGTAGGTGTGCTTTCCCTCCGGGCCCGGGGCCTTGATGTAGATGACGTTCTCCTGGTCATCGGAGTCGGTCACATCCATGCTCGAGGAGACGATGGCCGTCTGCGCGATGTTCCACGCGTAGGCAAGGTTCGGCAGCGACCCCTGGGCCATGGTCGTCTTGATGAACATCTCGTTCATGATCGTCCGGCCGCGGATGTGCCCGCCGAGTTGGTCCACCTCGGAGAGGTGCGTCGAGAGCGACCGCGAGATCGAGACGCCGCCGCGGGTGAACCCCACGTCGGTCCCACCTGAGCCGCCCACCTTGAGCTCGTCAACAGCTCCTCCGTATACGAAATCCTGGTCGCCCATCCCTTCCTCCTACTCCACCGCCCTCATTCGACCTTCTGTACCCGCGCCACCATGGTCGTGACCTGGTAGCTTTCCTCCGGGCTCTTGGGATCCGTGAGCACGTCGCTCACCGATTGCACCCAGGAGTCCATGAACCTGTACGCCGTGTCCGTGAACACACCGTGCCCCGTGCACAGGTAGCCAGCCCGCGAGCTGATGCGTCCGTGCCGCCCGTCGTCAGCGGACACCCCGTCCGACGGGTTCTGAAGCACCGACCGCAACCGCAAGACCACCCGGCCCGATCCAACGTCATCGAGCACGATCGCCGCGCCGGGCAGAAACTCGATGTGCAGCCTCGGCGCGTTCTTGAGTTGCTCCGGCGCCTTGTCTCCCGGCACGATCCGCCCGGCCGCGGCGAGATACGTGGCCCCCTGCAGGGTCGAGTCGCCCTTGAGCACACGCCAGACCGCCGATCGAATGACCGCCATGTCAGGCACGCTGTCAGCAAGAGTCCCCACGGCTCACCTCAGAGTTGGTCGATGGGCTTCTGGCGGGTTCCCGCCTCGGCCCCCGTACCCTTCATCGAGACCTTCGCGCCGAGCACCATCTTGATCGTCGCCCGATTGCGCTCCAGCGGTCCCTGGAGCACGTCGTACCCGGGCTTGTTCTGGACGTAGACCCCGTACTTCATGCCAGCGAAGACCACCAGCATCGGGCCGTCCGTGTCGTTGACCACCTCGACGTTCTTCACGCCCTCGGTCTTCGTGTTATAGGGCACCGTCTGCGATTCGCCCGGGTTGAGAACGACCCAGGTGATGGACCGACGCAGGTTGCCCGTCTCGTCGTCCCAGTCCCCAGGCTTACCGTCCTCCTTCCCTGCGTTGGCCAGCATCTCGCCGACGTAGGCCAGACGCGAAGGCATCATCACCTCGCGCAGGAAGCCGCTGTAGCCGGCGAAGGACCCATTGACCCGCGCCGCCTGTGAAGCCAGGCTGATCGTTCCTGCCCCGCGCACGCCGACCATCAGTCCTCGATCCTCCGCAGCTCGTACACCCTTGGGTACGCCGCGCCATAGTCGCGGATGAACTGCACCCGGTAGTCCACCCCCGCTGCGTCCACGAGCCGATCGCCCATGACCGGCTCCGTGTGACGCGTCTCCTCGTAGAACACGTGATCGGAGTCCGGCTCGAGTCCGGCCTCTGCCTGCTGCAGCGTTCCCTTCTTCGGCTGCAGGTTCCCGCGCACACCGGTGATCACGTTGCCCGGGGTGACCGTGAAAGCACCCGTGGTCGAGCTCTGCGAACTCGTCTCACGCGTGAACGAGACCGTCTGGATGTCGGCCTCGTTGCAGCGGATCGTCGCCCTGCTCACACGCCCCTCCGTCGCGAGCCGGGCATGGAGCCGTCCCAGCCGTAGTGGCCCTGCGATCTACCAGCTCCGGTGAGCGAGTCGCGCCGGTCCACCCCCTGCAGGAGTGGGGCGCCGGATCCGTAGCCAACGAACGGTTTGGTCATCTCGTTCTTGAACCGCGTGCGGAACGCTTCTGCCAGGGCTAGTGCAGCCTTGCTTCCTCCAGCCGGATCCTCTTCGCGGTTCTCGATCTTCCACCGGCCGTCTCCGGCCGTCTGGAGCGCCTTGCCTTCCGCGTAGGCCGCCTTCACCAACAAGAGCGGCCACTGGACCTCGTCGTCGGCCACCGTCAGGGTGTCCACGACTGCCGTCGGCCGAGCGTGGTTCTGCGAGACGTAGACGGTGAGCGTCCGCCCATCCGGAATCGTCCCTGCTAGGAACAGGACCACCGCTCCGTTCGCCTCCTCCTGCTCGAAGGGCACGTCGTAGACTCCATCGGAGGCGGTGTCCGTGGTGTCGAACACCGCCTCGATGAAGCGCGTGCGAGCTACCGGTGAGGCGTAGCGTCTCGTGTTGTCCACCGCAGTGACCGTTCCCGACGTGTGGATCGGTCGGTGCTTGGAGTACTCCGAGATCGCGTCCGCCAGCCAGCCCAGCACCGTCGCATCCGGGGTGGCGGCGAGCGTCGCCCCGGTGTCGTTGCGGAAGAGCGTGATAGCGGCAGACGCGAGCATGGTCTACTCCTTCGCCTCCGCCGGCGGCGGCATGAAGAGGCCCGGGTTCTCCTGGATACCCTCGATGATCTTCCCGAGGCCTCGGAGCTTCAGTTCCGCGTCCGTGCCAGGGAAGAGCGTGATCCAGCCGGCGTTACCCATCTCCAGGCTGCCGCGCACGCGCAGTCCCTCGATGATCTCGGCCAGGGGGACGATCTTCCCGTCGGAGAGTTCGATCTGGGCGCCCAGGAAGTCCTTCTCCGGGATCTCCCCGACCACCTTCACGAAGTTGAGCGGGTGCGACTCGCCCTCCACCGGATCCTTGATCTCGATCGCGCGAGCGGTAGGCGGGGGCTCGTCGACCTTGAACTCCGTCTCGGAGAGAAAGACCTTGTAGCGGCCCTTCAGAGCGCCGCGCTGAAACTTGGCCAAGTGCTCCTCGTCGAACACGGGCACGATGGCCCCGCGAGGACACAGGAACGGCTTGTTGTTGAAGTCGTGCTGATTGACCGGCTGGTTCAGGTTCATGACCCAACCTACCGGCACCGCCCCCTTCTCTTTCATGTTCATTCCCTCTACGGGTACGCCGGGGAGCCTTCGCAGGCCCCCCGGCAGTCCCGATGGTCAGCGGACTAGGTCGTGATGGTCAGCTCGCCCCGGGTCTCGGGACGCACGAAGACGTTGGCCGCGCGGGTCCGCGCGACGTACGCCTGCGACTTCTGCCGGCTCGGGAACTCGAACGGGCCGTGCAGCTGGTACGGGATGTACACCGCGTGGAACACCGTGCCCGGGGTTCCCATGTGGATCCGGCCCGAGTTCTGGTACGGCGACATCAACGCGTTCATGCCGGCGATCCGGCCCCAGCTCGTGGAGTTCAGGAACGCCTCGAGACGCGGTCCCTGGTTGTTCCCGGCCTTCTCCCCGAACCACGTCCACTTGTGGTTGTCGGCGAGGGAGTGAAGCATCCACTCGGGCGCGACCTTGCCAGCCGACTGCACGGCCGCAGCGGACTGGTAGATGTAGTCGAGCAGCTCCGCTCTCCAGGTCGGCAGCGTGTAGCCGGACGGAGCGGACGACGCGTCGAACTCGAGCGTGTTGGTGCTCAGGAAGTTCGCCGAGTTGTTCAGGTCCGTGAGCCCCAGGATGTCGCCGAACTCGGCGAAGTCCTTGGCCATCTCGGCCAGCGTCATCCCGGCGGGATCCATGCGTCCGGGTCCGACCACGGCCATGGACTTGTTGGCGTCCTCGATAGCGCGCCACGAGACCTCGCACTCCAGGTCGTACTCGGTCACCGAGCCGGTGATGTAGTCGATGAACGACTGCGCCTTACCGCTCGTGGTGAGTTCGGCTCCGCCGTCGAGAGCGTCCCAGCCGAGGAAGGTCACGGCGCCAGCGGTCCACCCCGCGACGGTCGCCCCGGTGATATCGATGATGCGCTGGCCGGTCTTCGGGAAGATCTCGAAGATGTCCCCGATCGCCGATCCGGTCGGGACCACACGGGTGATGGACTGCGAGTCACCGTTCTCATCGAGGTAGGCGATGGTGAACGTGGCCTCAGTCACCGTGGCCGTGGTGATCTTGATGAACGCCCGGTGCGCCACCGCCATCGGCCCCTCATCCGAGCTGGTCGTGAACGACCCGCTGTAGGCAAGGGTGCCGAAGACGTGCTCGCCGGTGCGCTTGTAGTTCTTGAACGCGATCTTGTAGTTGTCCGACTGGACCGGCCAGATGGTGGCCAGGCTCAGGAAGGTGCTCACGGCCCAGTAGAGTTCCAGCACGCCCTGACGGATGTAGGGGTGCAGGGTCTGCAGGGTCGCCGCCGACGTCATCTCGCCAGCCTCGAGCTTCACACGCCTGTCGATGGCGTGGGTGAGCTTGCGGTAACTCTCCTCCGACTTCAGCATCGCGTCGGTGAAGGACGGGCGTCCGTTACGGTGCTCGATGAAGGGCTCCGTCTCGTACACCTGCGACGCCTTCGCGATCGTTGCCCGCAGCCCGGGCCGGTGGAGATCCAGGACGTGGATCTTCGATCCGGACTCGAGGTTCGGGTGCTGGACGTAGATCTGCCTGTTGCCGAGCGCCTTGGACACGAGAACGTCGGTGATCCGCGGTCCGAGCCGCGACCCGTCCACGTTCTTCTGGCCGGTGCGCAGCCCCACCATCTCGCAGTCTTCCTCGAGCGTCAGAGCCGAGATGTCCAGGGTGTTCAGGTTGGGAGCGCCACCGCGCCACGCATCCCCCTCGGTCTTCAGGCCGACCGAAGGATCGGGTTCGGCGATCAGGCCTTCGGGGACACCCGCGTTCTTGAGCGCGGACCGGCCGATCTCGATGGCCATGTCCTTGTGCGTCTTCACCGCGGCCTCGAACTTCGCCTCGACGGCGCTCAGCACGAGGTTGCGGAAGCGCGAGGTCTCGGGCCCGAGGCCCTCCTCGGCCTTGAGCACGCGCTCGGCCTCGGTCTCGACGATGGAGCGGAAGCCGTCGATGACGTTCTTGCGGACGCCGTCGGTGAGGATCTTCTCGCTCTCCAGCTTCGGCTTCAGGGCATCGAGAACGCCCGTGACCGCCGACTCCACGGCCATTCTGCGGTTGTCCGCAATGGCCCTCTGACCCTTCTGATACTCGGCGTACCCAGCCGGGTCGTTCTTCTCCAGCTCCTTCAGCCAGTCCATGGTTCCTCCACTTCCGCCCGTCTTCCCTGATTCCAGCTTGACCGCCGCCATTGACGGCCTCTGGTATGGACTCGCCGGCTTCCCGCAGAAGTCCGCTCCATACGGACCCTCCACAAGCATCCGGTTCACGTAGTCGACGCCATCCGGCCCGACCTCACCTTCCAACTTGAACCCGCGTTGCGAGATGCCTCCCAAGAACGTGCTCTCGGTGAGCAGCGAGACGAGGTCCATCCCCGCTTGAGTGGTCAACGTCTCGAACGTCACGCCGATCACGTCACCCTTCGCGAGCTGATCGATCGGCTTGTCGCCTTCGACGTAGACCCCTGTGAACCGGGCCGCGATCTCCCGGTACTTGTTGGTGCCTTCCGACACCGCGACCTCGTGGCCGATCAACATCGCGCCGAATGGCCAGGGGCCACCGGAGCCAGCCCAGGAGTCCGTTCCGCCAGCCTGGGCTTCGAGCATCGTCTCGAGGTCGTGGTAGATCCTCTTGCAGCACTCCACCGAGTAGTTGTTGTCGTGCTCAGTGGTGGCACCGGCAATGAGGAGCGGGGCGCGCCCGCGGACACGCCGGCGACCGGCGCCGTCGAGCTTCGCCTCGAGCTTCACGGGGCGAGACCAGAAGCCGATCCCATCCTCGCCCTCGACCTTGATCTCGACGATCTGGGGAACGCGTGCGGCCGCCTCCTCGAGGACCAGGTCGATCGAGGACCACTTCTCGGCTTCGAGCTTGAGGGCCGCAGCGGGTGGCACCGGAGAGTCCGAGGACTCCTTCACGACGCTGACAGGGGCCACAACAGCCGCGGCAGCAGGGACCCCGGCCGCTTCAGCCGGGGCGAGAAGCTCGATGGTCTTCTTGACGCGCGCCGGCTGCGGATTGGAGAACGCGATCTCCCAGGTGTTGTCCTTCTCTTCGGCGGCGTAGTCGATGGTGTAAGTTACGTTTCCGTGCTTCCACCAGGAGACCAGCACCTGCGCATCCAGAACGTCCTCGACGTACGGATACGCGTCTTCACCGCAGAGGTTCTCTTCGACCCACTTGCGCGCAGCCGTTCGGATCGCATCGACTCGCTGGCCGATCGATCCCTCGATCCCCTCCAGCTTCTTGTTTCCTTTCACCCCTCATCTTCCCTTCCCTTCCCCGAGGAAACGACCGTGCCGAAGCTACTTCAGCGGCCAGACGACGTCGTAGACGATGGCCGTGGTGTCCGTCAGATCCTTGGACTTCGGAGTGACCTCCAGGTATGCGCAGAACTTGTTGATCCAGTAGTTCTTCGTCGGAGTCGCCACCTGCAGTCCAACCGCCGCGGAACTCGTGTCGATCAGGGTGTAGTAGTTGACCCCGTCCATCGAGCCGCGAATCTTGAACCGCACCGAGTCGACCGCCCCGTCGTAGTGGATCTGGAACGGGAGCACGTCGTAGGCGTTGATGAGCACCCCGGTCGTGCTGCACCCGAACGCCGGCACGAAGTCGGCCCCGAAGATCGGGAATGCCGCAGCCGTGCCGATCTTGTTCTTGGCGATCGCACTCGTGGTGACCGTGTACTTGCCGGACACGGTGGAGCTGCGGTCCTTGATGGTCGAGCTCTTCCCCGTATCCGCCATCGAAATCGTGTTCAGGAGCAGGAGCCCCAGCATCACCGTGATCAGGACTGCCAGCCCTCGCCATGCGCTCTTCGTCATCATCCTCATCCTCCACCGCCCCTAGTTCGCCGACGTCATCGCGAGGAGCGTCTGTCCCCGCGATCCGTACGTCCTTCGGCTTCCGTCCGCGCGCCGTGGCTCAGTGACCCCAAGCCGCAGCATCACGTTGTTGGTCAGCACTCTCACCGGGCAGATCTGGCCCAGGTGCATGAGCGCGTCGCACCCTCGGTGCAGCAGCACCACCTGGGTCCCGAGCCGCCGGTCCTTGCCGTCCCGCACATGGAAGGTGTTGACCTCGACGACTCCCTCTTCCAGGCAGGCCGAGCAGACACCGATCATTCGAACGTGAACCCCAAGCTCTTCAGCCACTCGCGCTCGTCTGTCTGCAAGCTGTTGAGTTGGCGTAGGAAGTGAGACGGCGTGACACCGAGTCGCTTCGCCACGTTCTTGCGCGTCGCACGCTTTCCCAGGCCGGATACGGTCCTCCCGACCAGCAGACAGAACTCAGAAGCGCTCGCGGGAGGCGGCGCCTTGCGCGTCTCCGGTGCGGCAGCTTCCGGTCTAGATCCAAGTGCCCGATCCTGTTCTTCGCTCATGTCCACCCCATCTATCGTTTGATGGCCCTGGTTTTGTTCAAGCCGCCCGAGCAGTTTTTTCGCCTTGGGCGGTGGCGAGCGTCGGAGCCCACTGCTCGAACACCCTCGCGAAGGTGCGCGCACCGGCCTCAGATCCGATGTTCGCCCGGAAGTCCGTGATCTTTCCTCTGTCCGCAAGTTGGCCGGCTAACCCCGCTTCCCACAACTTCATGCGGTGCACGAACTGCTCCGGAGAGATGAGCACGGAGGTCGTGTTGCACATGTCGTTGGCGTGCCCCAAGGGCACCGAGTCGGGGGGGTAGACGCCCGGGCCGAGGTTGTAGGGATCCTCTGAGGCCCACGAATCGCACACGTCCCATTTTGGGTGACTTCCCGAGAGGTTCCACTTGATCCCTGATGCCACCTCGAACGGGAACATCGACTGAAGTCCGAGCACGTTGGCCTGGTGCGCCACCTTCTGCGCCCGGAACATCTCTGACCGCGCCAGCCGGAGATAGTTGTAGGAGACCGTGCCCTTCGCGGTGCGCAGACCCTTCGCCGCCCCCGACACCGCGGTCTTCAGGCGTCGCGGCGCGGTGGCGTGAGACCAGATCGCGTCTTTGGCCCGCTTCGTGGGCACGAGCACCTGCTCCAACGCCTTGGAAATCGTTACCGCGTCATCGCCGGACAGGAGCCCGTTGCGGACCACGGCCATGACCTGGTTCTGCGCCAACTCGCTGTAGACCCAGATCTTGTCGGAGAGCGTGAACGGCCCACCGAGCACGTTCGCATCGAGAACGGTCCACACCTTCTCTGAGAGGTAGGTGACCGGAATCGTGCTGGCCAGAGCTGTGCGGATGGCATCCGGCAGACCGCGACCCAGCTCACTGAGGAGCGCGTTCTCACGGAGCATGGTCATCTCGGCCGAGGTCACGGTGCTGCGCTGGAGGTATGCCTGCACGTCGCGGCGCAGGTCCGTCGTGAACTCGGCGAGCTCGTTCATGACCGCCCGCTCGGTGGCCCGATCCCAAGGTCCGTCCAGCACGCCGGAGGCAATCAGGCGTCCCACCACCCGTTCGTGGTAGTCGGCCATGATCGCGATCAATTCCTTGTTGGCCTTGATGTTGAGGGCCAGGAACTTCGCCCGGAACTTCTCGATGATCCGGTCGATCCTGGCATGCGGGTCACGCATGGCATCCAGCACCAGATCGTCCGCATAGAGGTCGACGTAGTCCGGCACCTCGACGGTCAGCTCGCGCAGAACGGCGCCGCCGGCTTCCGATTCGAGGACCAGAGCCAGGTCGGCAAGCGCCCCGGCCGAGTCGAGATGACGATGGGGCAGGCCGGCTGCAGCGCCTTCCTCCAGACGTAGAACGTGAGGACTGCATTCGCGCGTCGTCGTGTGTTCCTCGTCTCGCTGGAGGAAGGCTGCTACAGCGCTATCGCGTTGCAACGCTGTTCCCGCTCCCCTCGCCTGCGGCACCCGACCCGCCGAGGCGCTTCCTGACCCTGTCGAAGAGCTCGCTCACCATCCGGTCGGACACCGCGTCCTCGGCCGGCATGACGGAGCGCGCATACTCGTTCTGACGGACCTCCTCCTCGAAGTCGAACCCGAGCTCGGACTGGATGCTGGGCAGGCTGACGCCGAGAGCGCTGAGCCCTGTTGCCGCCTCCACGGTCTCCTTCCAGTTCTCCTCGTTGCGCTCCGTCCACTTGATCGCGAACGGGTAATCGTCCGGGGCGTAGCCCCAGAGCAACAGCTGCGTGCGGACCAGGTTGCGGATGGGGCGGTGCGCCATCGTGTTGACCCGCGTGAGAAACCGGTTGTAACCCTTGTCCTGCCGGTCGAGGGTGGCCCGATTGATGTCCTTCCCACCGGCGGCCTGGAGCCCCTTGGGCTTGCGCAGATCGTTCGTCAGCTGCGATCTGCGGTACTCGAGATCCGAGACGTTGGACAGCTGCGGGTTCATCGGATCGAGCAGCACCGCCGCTGCGTTCGAGTAGAGGTCCGAGTCGACGCCGATGCCGTTCTGCCGTTTCACCTTGTCCGCCTCCCGCTGCATCTCCTTCAGCTCCTGCGGCGAGGCACCCTGGACCACCACGTTGGTCCTGGAGTAGGCCCGCGTCTTCCGGGCCCCGTATAGGTCCTCCTCGTTCTCGTGGAGCATCTTCCACTGCAGTCTGGAGGAGGTGAGGAGCGGCCGGCGCCGGCGGCGCATGAGGCCGAAGACCTGGAAGTCGTGGAGTTCGCGCAGCCGCTCGCCGGTGTCCACGTCGAAGAGCCCCCAGGCCACGCGCACGCGTGTTTCCGGATCGATGAGGGGCCGCATCATGCACCCCTCGTCGATGCCAGGGATTGGTTCGAGACGCAGCGCCTCACCCTTCTCGAGGTCCCAGATCACCTCATCGAAGTGGTCACCCTGGCACAGGGCCATAGCGAAGGACTCGGCCAGGCGTTCGAACAACCCGATCTGCTCGAGCTTGTCCTCGATGCGTTGGTAGACCTCGGAGACCGCGCGCGCCTCCGCACTCGCCGATCGCAGGCCGGTCTGCTTGTCGATGACGAAGGGCTCGCGGATCTGCCGCTTGGGGACCAGCCGGAACGGGTAGCCCTCATTGTCAGAGGTGGCCGCATCCTCGCCGATGCCGTCGATCCCGGAGGACACGTCGCCGTCGTTGGAGTACATCTCCCAGCAGTCGCGCTTGGCCGAGATGAGGTCCATCTGGATCTGCGGCGTGCGCCACTGCCGCGTGCCCTGGTAGTCGTAGTCCGGAACCTCCTGCGTCGTCGTGGCCGGCGGCTGAGGTCGGCTCATCTCTACGACCTTGCGTGCGATCGGGTTGACGAGCACACGCTCGAGCAGACGGGTCGGGTAGGAGAAGGGTTGCCACAAGCTCATGTCGAACTCCGTTGCCGCCGTAGGTCTTCGAGCGTAGGGCCGCGCCGCGGGCGGATCCGCTCCATCGCCGCCTCGCGTTTCGATTCACCGGCCACGAAGGCCGGCGTAGCAGCGAGCCCCCTGTCGAGGAGTTCGGCTGCCACGAAGTCGTAGAGGTCTGCGTGCCGGTAGTCGTCCGGGTCGGTCCCCTTCCGCCACCGGAACCGCTTGCCCTTCGGGGTGTCTTCCTCGACGCGCACCGCGGAACGCATCTCGGCGTAGAAGTGAGGGAGCTTGTCCGCGTTCGAGGGCAGGTTATTCCGCTCCAGGACGAGCTCGGCGTGGGACCGGTCGAAGGCCTGGGTGCGTTCGATCTTCACCCAGCGGTCCCCCTTGTCGGGGATGAGCCAGTCGGAGCTGGGGGCGAGCTCGGGGTAGTTGGCGAGCCAGAGGAAGGCGTGCCTCGCCCGGGCCTCCTTCGCCTTGGTCGGATCGTAGCTGCCGTCCATGACCACGAAGCGCAGCCCGACGAAGCGCTCGAACAGACCATCCAGATCGTTCCATGTGGTGCGCCCAATCCAGACGGCCTGTCTGGTGCGGCGGCCCTCCCGTTGCAGGATCCTGGAGATCCGTCCGACCAGGTAGTCGCCCTGAACGTCGAAGCCACCGGTCAGGATGTCGCTGCGGTCGAGCAGCTTGGCCGGCATCATGTACCGCCGCTTGCAGCGGTTCAGAAGATCGTCCGTCAACCCGGACGCCTCGGGGGTGTAGGCCTTGCCCAGGTCACCGTTGTAAACGCCGGCGATGATGGTCTGGTCGCCACTTGCCATCGCACCCGAGAACTTCAACCAGATCTCGCGCACCGAGGCGGTCCGCGTCATGAGGCGGTGGATGTGGTAACCGTGCGTCGTTCGGTTCGGGAACTTGGCCACCCAGCGCCCAGCCCCAAGCCTGTCGATCGGGCGCGCGCAGCTGGTGCAGAAGACGAAGGGATCGCGCGGTTCGCCTTCGTTCCATGCGGTGTCCAGAAGTCGCCAGTCATGCTCGCTCGCCTGCACCACCACGTCCCGGAACCAGTCGATGTCCTGGATGTTCTTGCAGTGGTCGCAGCGGACCATCCATGCCCGCTGATCCGACTGACCGTAGCTGCGGTCGATGCCCCACCCCACGTTGGTGGGTACGCAGATCTCGCGCCAGAGCTTCGCGCTGGAGGCGTTCAGTCGCTTCTCGATGTCCGGGATCCAGTCCGGATCGAACCGATCGAACTCGTCGAGGTAGACGGCGTCGGCCGGCGTCGAATGCCTATTGTTCTCCGAGCCGGCGCCGCGGTAGTAGGCGAAGTGCTGACCGATGCGCTTCACGTGCACGCTCTGGGTCTTGGCGTCCTTCCCCTCGTCCGGGTCGTAGACGCGATCGCGCAGGTACGGGTCAGCCAGGATCATCGGATTCACCTTCTCCTTGACCATGAGCCGCGCCGGCCCGTCGCTCGGGAAGTAGTAGATGACGTCCAGGCCTCGCCGGTCCGGCAGGTAGAGGCTTTCAGCTGCGCCGATGAGAGTCCCGCCGCTCTGCGCCGACTTGGCGACGACGACTTTCTGGGAGCGATCCAGGCTCTCGTAGATGGCCGGCTGGAAGGGATAGTCCTTGAAGCTGATCGGCTCCACGCCCTTGATCCGCACATGCTCAAGGCTCCAGCTCAGCAGGGAGACGGTCTCCATACTTGTCCTCGAGCGCCTTTCTGTAGCGACGCATGAACAGGTCCGGCCGATCGGTGAGCTTGGCCAGCTCCTCGATCGTCAGGTTCGAGCCATCATCGGTACTCGCCTTGTGCTCTACGACCTGCTTCCCGAAGGAGTGCCGGAACCGAGCCTCGAGGCGCCAGGCGGCAGCCCGCCAGTCCGTCTGGGCGGCGAGGCCGATGTGCGCCAGGTCGGTGACGGCCGCCTTCCCGACTGCGACCTGCACCTCCTGAAAGAAGCGCACATACCGGTCGCCCTTGCCCTCACGCCCTTTCTTCAGCCAGAGGTACAGCGTCCTCTCCGAGACCCCGGCGTAGAGGGCCGCGACCTCGAAGGTCCCCTGCACGGAGAGGGCGGTCAGCACGCGTTGCCTCACATTCTCAGTGAGCTTCGTGCGCCGCCCATGGCCGTTCAGAGCCTGCAGGTCATTCATGCCGGCTCTCCAGGAAGTGCTTGGCGAGGTTGACCAGGCCGCGCGCCTTGCGGTCACGACCGGCGGTGCCATCGGAGGCCAGCTCGACCGCCTGCTCGATCACTGTCTCCTGCTCCGGACTGACGATGAACGTCATCACCCGGGGCAGGACCTTCTCGGCCTCTTCGGCCTCGGCATCCAACAGCGCAGCGATCTCCTCAGCGGGGAACTCCAGGAGCGCGTGCAGCTCCTCGAGCTGCTTGTCGGTCTCGGGCAGGAGGCCGGCCAGGTCCTCGAGGCTCATGTCGCCGAGGAGCTCGTGGATGAGCTGGGCGCGACGGATGGGGAGATCCTGGCCCTGGAGCCGGTTCAAGGTGGCGAGCAGCAGCTTCGCCTCCCGGTCGTCTACATCCCACACGTCGCAACGCGCTTCGGTGTGGCTTAGATCCCGCAGGATCGCCACCCGGTGGTGGCCGTCCAGCACCTGGAACTTGCCCGGCTCCTCCGGATGCGGGCGGACCACGAGGTAGGGATACCGGCCGGTGCGCCCGATGTGGACCTTGAGCTTCTCGCGCAGATCCTCGGGCATGGCATTGCTGTTGAGCGGGTGCGAGACCAAGTCGTCGATCGGGACCATGCGGGCGCCGGTGTGCTTGGAGACTCTCGTGTCAGCCATGGACAGCTACCCCTTCCCGAGACGCCGCTTTCCGCCGCTTCACCGCTTGTTTGCTGACTGCATTGGTCACGTGACGATGTGCGCCCGTAGCGGCAATGCGCTCCACAGCGCTCTCGTCCCAGCCGACGACCAGGAACTCCTTGTTCGTCGCGTTCTTCTCCGCAGTCGCGACCGCCGGCAGATGCTGGTACGCGATCTCGATCGCTCTGGTCTGCCGGCCGAGCCGGGTCATCTTGGCCTCGAGCTCCTCGATCCCGACCACGGCGTTCCCGAGGGAGAGGAGCCACACCGGGACGTGGGTGGAGGCCTCGAAGAGCGAGTCCAGCATCGACGCCCCATCCTTCGCGGTGAACGGGCTGGTCGGGCGCGATGCCCCCTCGAGGATCTCGTCGATGACGCGGTACTCCTTCTCGTAGCTCATCACTCCGGGGTACGGTGGATCGAAGTAGGCGACCGCCGGGGCGATGGTGGGGAGGGCCTCGAACACGTTCTGCTGCAGGACCTTTCCCTCGCCCTGGAACACTCCTGCGTTTATCCCCTGGGCCAGCCCCCACAGCTTGTCGGGCCGGATGAGTCGCAGCCCGTCCACGTAGTGATAGACGCAGCTCTCGGTGATGGCCTCGTACTCGCCAGTGGATAGCCGGTGGATGGTCCCTGACCGCACCTGGGACATCGGGTGTGCGAGCAGCGCCACCTTGATGGCCATGAGCCGGATCAGAGCCGCCTTCGCGGTGTCTGGAGTCTCCGCGGCGATCCGAAGCGCCCGATCCAGGAACCGCGCCTGAACCTCGGTGAACGTGGACGGCGAGTACTCCGTCTCGACCCGACCTGGTGCCGCGCCGTCGTCCTTGGCCAGCCGCAGCACGTCCTCGTGCGTGAGACGGACGCGGCTGTTCTCGATCAAGGCCTGACCGATCACGATGGACCGCGCGGCGATGTCTGTGGAGATGACGCGGAAGCCCTGGATCTTCGCGTAGAGACTGACCGATCCCCCGCCCAGGAACCCATCCAGGAAGGCCAGCCCAGGCCAGTGGCGCCTTGGCAGGATCCGGTCCACTTCGCGGAAGATCGTCGGACAAAGGCGGCGCTTTCCGCCCAGGTACGGCGGCAGGGCGGCCCACAGGGTCAGCTTGCGGTGGTGAGGAGTTGTTCGAGTTGAGCGCATTATTCGCTGGACTCCGCCGCGCAACAGCGGACTCCTTGTGATGTGCCGAGCATGAAGCCCGGCCGACACCAGGAGGTAGAGACCATGAGCAAGAAGCGGATCGACGAGACCATGACGGCGGCCCGACAGGCACGGGAGAAGAAGGCGCGGGAGAAGGCGGAGACGGAGGCCACCGTCGAGCTGCTCGTGACGAAGGACGGCATCGAGAAGATCGAGCCCGAGACGCCGGACGCCCGGCCAACCGTCGCGGAATGGATGGCGGCCGAAGACGGCGCGCAGGCGCAGAGCGCGGACGAGGTTCCGACCGAGGCCGTCACCCGCACGGAGCAGCGCGAACGGGCCGCCGCGGAGAAGGCCAGCACGACGAACATCGACCGCGCGATCGCCCGCGAGGCCAAGCGGGTTGCGAAGGCCCAGGCAAAGGCCGAGAAAAAGGCCGCCCGCGACGCACTGAAGACGGAGAAGGGCGACCTGATGACATTCGCCTTCCGCCTCACCCAGGACGAGCGCGACGCGATCCACAAGGCCGCCGGTCCGGGGAAGGCCTCGAAGTTCGTCCGGCAGGTCGCCATCGCCGCCGCCCGCGGCGACGTGGACGCGGTGCAGCGCCTCATCGACGCGCGGGCGTAGCGCACTGCCGCCCACGCCGACGACTCGTGGCTACGGTCGCGAGTCGTTCGGCGTTGTGTGCTGGGCGCTCTCATGGCTCCAGCTCCGCCGGCACGCGATCGCCGTACTTCTTCTCGATGAGGGCGCGATACCTACGGCGAAAGGCCTCCGGGTCGTCTGCCAGCTGTGCCAGCTCCTCCACGGTCAGAACGGGACCCGTGTCCACCGACCCCGTGTGCTCGATCACGCGACGACCGTAGTCCTGACGGTACCGGGCCTCGAGACGCCAAGCCGCGGCGCGCCAGTCCTTTCGGTCGGCTGCGTTCGAGATCGACTCGAGGTCCTTGACGGCTCGTTTCCCAAGGGCCTTCTGAGCTTTCTCGTAAAAGTCGTGGTAGGGCCCACTTGCGGACTCGCGGCCCTTCTTCATCCACAGGAAGATCGTGGCGGGGTGCACACCGATGTAGGAGGCGGCGATCTCGACGGTGGCCTGGTGCCTGAAGGCGAAGAGGATCGCGCGCTCGGCGGCTTGCGTGAGGAGGGTTCGTCTGCCCATGTGAGCAGGCTTTGCGGCGGTGCCACGCTTTACGAGCTTGGCAGCCTTCTTCGCCGTCTTCTTCTTCGTCTTCCTCACCACCACATTCACCACCCAGAGAAGAGAGAGCCGGCGCCGTTCCCATCAACACCCCACACAACCCGGGCGCCGGCTCCGACCGACATCAGCCCCATGAAAAAAGGGAGGGCCTGCCATCCAGGACCCTCCCCCTAGCGATGACGTCAACCGGTCCGAACACTGCACGCCGGGGAAGGCTCTAGCGTGCGGACCGATCTCCGTTACCGCTTCGTGGCGCAGTTTCGGTGCGAGGCGGCGCCGCGGTCTAGGACAAAGTTCTAAGAGATTTGTCCAAGCTCCGATCGTCGTGGTGAACGCCGGCGAGGATGCGCGCAAGCTGGCGGCGCGAGAGGGGGTAGCGCTGCTCCAGCTCCGTGAGGGCTGCGCTGCGCGTGAAGCCGCGTCTCTTCATGAGGAGGTAGCAGGCACGGATGTCGCTGTCGCGGCGCGCCTGGTCCTCCTTCGGGATGTAGACCGTCTGCCCGCCGAGAGTCGTCACGAGCTTGCGGTAGAGGTCCTCGCCAAGGATCGCTCGGAGGTTCAAACCTTTGCCCTCGCCTGTTCCACCCAGTCGGCGAGCCGGTTGATCGCTCCTTCCAGCCCGACCTCAAACTGAGCCATGCACTGTCCCCAGTAGGAACTCGTGCCGGCGTGCGGCGGCTTCGAAAGCACCGATTGCTGATCTGCTTCCGCGAGACTATTCAAGGCGGCGTCCAGTCCGCGGCCGATGTTCTCCAGCTCCGCGTCGTCGGGGTGGCTGACCTGGAGGCCGGTGATGATCCCGCGCAGCCGCTTCGCCACGTCGTGGCGGCTCTGCGCCTTCCAGAGCTCGACTTCCAGGAGCTTCATCCCGGTCGTCGCCTCAACCGCTTGCGCCAATGTTCCTTCGGTTCCTTGTCCCACCGTCTCGCTCCCTTCGTACTTCATTCACCGGCAACGGGGCCCGGCATCGGATCAGCCGGATCCTGACGCAGGCTGTCCGTTGGGCGATCCAACGGGACTAGCGGGGTTTCCCTCCCGCAAGAACTCACCAGCGCCGTCAGAGCCAGAAACAGGGCCGCCATCCACCTCTTGGGTCGAGTCACCTTGATCCCCTCTCGGTTGACACTGCGGGCACGGGGAGAGCGCGGGTGTGTTGCCTGTGTGGTGGGTGCGCCCCCAGGCGTTCGCCTGTCCCGTGCCCGCATTTCGCTCATGCCGCCACGCGCTTTCGACTGGCCTTTCCTTGGGCCTTCTTGCCAGCAGGCCGCTTCGCCGTGCGTTCGGGCGTCTTCGCCGGCGGACAGGCACTGCACAGGTCGGGCTCGACCCAGGTGCACGGCTCGCCGGTCTTCTCGATGCACTGCGAGCAGTCGTCATCGGTGCAGCCGCAGACGCGGCACACGCCCGCCTTGCCGGCCCTCGCCTTCTTGGGCGCCTTCGAGGCCTTCGCCTTCTTGGTCACCCCCACCTTCTTGGTGGGCTTCAACGCGGCCTTCTCCTTCGCTTCCGCCGTCACCCTCTTGGCGATCGCAGCGCGGTCGATGCCGAGCAGCTCGCAGAAGTCGTCCGTCGAAGTGCCATCCCGCTTGGCGCCATGAGAGTCGTGCGATACGTCGCGGTGAGCGAGCAGCTCGAGGACCAGGCCGAAGCACGCCGCCGGCGAGGCCTCATCGATCCCCTTCATGAGCACTTCCTCGGGGCGCCATCCCTTCCCCGTCTTCTTGAGGCCTCGGCGCGCGGCGACGTCACGCGCGGAGTCGTGCCACGCGGATCGCACGGCCGCCCGGGCAAGGGCGTGCCACGTGGCATCCGCGGCCAGCTCGCCGGAGAAGAGATTCACCGTTCCCTTGTCCGCGATCGTGGCGAGGACCTCACGTGCGATCGCCGCCTGGACCTTCGCCGTCTCGCGTCGCTTCTTCTCGCCGGCAGAGGCCGTGGTGGATGAGCCGCGCCCGTTGGGGCGCCCGAACCACGTGTGCCCACGTTCCTTCATCGCCGCGGCGAGCCCGGCCTTAGCGGCGAGCTCCACGATCTTCCCTTCCGGCGATCGAACGAGAGTCACCTTCACCGCGTCCCCGAGCAGCTTCCGCCAGCTGCGCTTCTTGGGGTCTTCCCAGGGTTGGTGGTCGAGTTCGACGAACGGCGCGCCCCCGACGACTTGCTCCCCGTAGGGGAAGAGCTTCTTGACTTCAGCCTTCTTCTCGATGACCGTGCCGCCGGCGTTCTTCACCTCCACCTTCCGGATCTCCCAGACGGCGTCCACCTTCTTGCCCCAGCAGACCGGATCCGTGCATCGGTTGTCCTTGCCGTCCTCCCCGAAGAGGTCCGCGTTGTGGCCGGTCCGCTTCGGGCAGATGGTGCACGCGCCCGCGGCTGGGACGAGCTCGTCGTCGCTCGGCTTGAAGGGCGCCTCGGCGAGTCGGTGCAGCTCGTACTTCGCCCAGTGCCGGATGTCGTTGGCGGTGATGGGATCGTCAGCTTCCCCATGGTGACGCCCATCGTTGTTCTTGAAGGCCTCGTCCTGGGTCGCCGGATCCGCGATGCGAGCCAGAAGGACGGCTGCCCCGAGAGTGATCTTCCCGACCTGGAGCGCCTTGACGTTGGCCGGCGTCAGAGACAGCAGCTGCAGCCGCTGGTAGACGTAGGCCTTCGAGCGGCCGATCCGCGCGGCAATCCCCTCCACCGGGAGCTGGTGCTCCTCGAGGAGGACGCGGTAAGCCGCAGCCTCGTCGATCGGCGAGAGATCCTCGCGCTGGCAGTTCTCCACCAGCTGGGCCTCGTGGGCTTCCTTGTCGGTCATCTCCCGGATCACCCCTGGAATCATCTCGAGGCCGGCCGACTTCGCTGCCCGGAAGCGTCGATGGCCTGCGATGATCTCGAGGCGATCTCCCTTCGGCCGCACCAGGATCGGCTGCAAGACGCCCTTCTCCTTGATCGAGTCGGTGAGCTCGGTGAGATCCCCGAACGTCTTGCGCGGGTTGGTGGGCGACTCGTCGATCAACGCGATCGAGATCATGACCCCGACTTGGTCATCGACAGTCGAAGTGGACATGGACATTCCTCCCCCTTTCGTTGGATCGCTCATCACACCATGAGCCCGGTCGGCTGGAAGATCTTCGCCGCGCGACCGCGCCCCTTGGCGCTCCTGGTGCCGACCACCTTCAACTCTCCGTCCTTCACCATCGCGTCGAGGTGCAGGCGAAGGCCTGACGCGGTCACCTTGACTCCCTTCCCGGCGAGCAACTCCACCATCTCCTCGGCCGTGTGAGGGGCCTTCGACTTGGTCAGGAGTTCACGCAGTGCCGGGTCGACCGTTCCGCGTGGGGCCCTCTTCCCGGCCTTGGCCACTGTGGGCTTCGGCACCTTTGCGGCCCGCTCCGCCCGCGGCTTCCGCTCGCCCCCCCCCCTGCTGGCGCTCGGGGGCCCAACATCCACGGGCAGCAGCAGCCTCACCCGCCCCAACTCTTCGCGGACGACCGCGCGGACGATCTCCAACACGTAGTCCCTCAGTGGGTCACCCATCGCCATCCCCTCCATTCAGTGACGCGGCTCTCGCCTACGCCTGCGCCGACGCACCGACGGACTCGCCAGACGTGGGGAACTTGATCGGCATCTGCTTGATCGCGGCCTGGACCTTGGTCAGCTCCTCGTTCCATGCACCATGACGGTTCAGCGCCTCGGGGAAGACCTCCACCGGGGAGACCGTCTCCAGAGCGTCGCCCTCGATCTTGCGGTGCAGCCGGCAGAGTTCGGTGTCCACCATGGCCAGCCGCTCGGCCGCCTTCATGTTCGTCCACGCCGCCCACGCGACCTTGAGCACCGCGCGCTTGCCGGAGATGTGCCGCATGAGCGGGGGAACCTTGACGATGCGGGCCGCGATGGATCGCCCTCCCCGGCTCATCGTCTCCTTCACGAAGACGCAGGAGATCTCGACGTTGACGAGGTCGGAGTGGTAGTCGAGCGCGTCGCGCAGGACCTTCGCCACCTCGGGCGCGTCGATGAAGGGCTCTTCCTGCCCGCCGCCGTCGGTGGGCCACAGCTCGGGGGTCACGTCCTTGGGCTTCTCGGTCGTGTGTGCGGGACGGCTCCTACGAGCGCGCGCCGCCGGGTCCAGTCTGGTCATCGGTTCTATCTCCCTTCTTGCAGTTGACGTTCCAGACGGCGCGCTTCGCCGTCCGCATAGTTGATCAGCGCCGGGTCCGCAGGCGGCAGGTGCAGGGCGGCCTCTCGTTCCGCCTCGACCAACCCCTCCTCGAACTCGCACCGACCCTTGTCCCACGTTCTCCGGTCATAGATCACCATCACCCACGCCAGCGCCGTGCCGAGGACGATGAGCGCGAGGCCGAGCCAGATCACGCGCTCTGCCCCCTGCGGTAGATCTTCGCCGCCTCGGCCAACATGAAGGCTTCGCAGACGGCTTCCAGCTTCCACTTGGGCAGCTTCCCGATCCCGTTCCCGATGCGCGGCTCCGCCCACTCCACGATGGGGAGCTTTCCGTTGCCCTTGATGCAGAGGAGCTTGCGGGCGGTCTTCCCTTTGATCGGGATCACCTCGAGACCGCGGCCGCGCAGCACCCCGCAGAGAGCCCCGAACAGGAGGCACTGGAGCCCCCAGCCGTAGGGGTTCTTGTCGCCCGTGAACATCGGCGTGTCGATCGCGATCGGCACTTGGACGTGCAGGTGCGACAGCACGGTCTGCGCAATGAGGGTGCCGCGCTGCAGCGCCGAGTACAGGGCGTCGGCGTGCGGCTCCGCGCCGCTCATGTCCCAGGTGCCGAAGGCCGGCTGGTCGAGGCCAGTCAGGAACCAGGCGCCCTTGACCCCCGTGTCGAGGCCGAGGATCTTGGGCTCGGGCGCGCCGGCTGGAGTGACGAACTCCAGGGGCATGACGCTGGCGCTCACGGCTGCATCACCTCGGTCTCCTCGCCGGCCATGTCTCCGCCATCCGAATGCTCCACAGCGGCCTCGTTCACGACGTCGAACGGCGGCGCCTCATGAATCTCGCGCATGGCTTTCTCCGCGCGCTCCTTCGCCGCGGCAGCGCGCTTGTCCGTCTCCTCCTGGGCTTCCCTGCGCGCGCGTTCGCGGACCTCGCGCGAGTCGGTGACGATCCGGTCGAGGTCGACCTGGGCCGACTTCACCGCGTCCGCACGCTCCTTGCCCGACTTCTTCACGAGCGCGTGCCCACCAGACAGGACGACCGCGATCAGGCTCTCGACGCGCGATCGCACGCCGTTCAGGTGACCCATCTTCCCGTGGTACTCGTTAGCCGCGCGCTGGACATCGGTGGCGTAGCGCGCCGCAGCCATGGCCACGACACGTTGGAACTCTCCACCGGCAACTTCCGAGTCGGCCGTGATGGCCTCGATCAGCTCGCTCTGCACTAGAATCGCCCGTTCCTTGTCGCGATTGCTCGCGTGCTCCCACAAGCTCACTTCTGCTCCTTCCGGTTGTTGGTTGCTGCACCCCTCAGCCTCCGCGACGGCCCCGAGAGCCGCAGCGCGATCGTCGTCCGCTCGTCGAATAGTCGATCCACGATGGGCGCGCCGATGCGCTCGACCAGCGCCGCCCTGTCGTGATTGCTGGTCAGGATCCACGGCTGCAGGTTCGACCAGCGGTAGTCCACCAGCGCGTAGAACCTCTCCAGGTCACGCTCCGTCATCTGCACCAGGCCGATCTCGTCCAGGACCAGGAGGCCGCACCGCTCGGCCGACTCCATCACCGCCTCGGCCTCCTCAAACTCGTTCCGTGACCAGTGCCGGCGGAGCTTGGCCATGGTCTGCGGGTGGTTCCAGTAGAGCGCGGAGACGTCGTGCTCACGGATGATCGCGCGCGCTGTGGCCACTGCGAGATGGGTCTTGCCGACGCCGACCCCGCCGGTTTCGCCGCCGATCAGAGCGAGGCTCATCGAGAGCGCGTGCTTCACGTAGGCACGACAAGCCCGGAATGCCTCGTCGTTCTCCTTCACGGTGCTGGTGACCTCTAAGCTCGCGTCGCGGTAGATGGCCGGGAACCCTGCGCCGTCGATTCGAGAGGCGAGCCGCACGCGGCGGTTGCGCTCCGTGATCTCGGCCTCCTCACGCATCAGGCGCGCTCGCTCGCACGCGCACTGCCGCGGGATCGTCTTCATCCCGAGCTGGCGTAGGAAGGCCAGCCCGCTCTCGGTCGCTCCCTCGGCCAGCGCCGCCTCGTGGGTCTTGGGCTCGTGACAGACGGGGCAGATCACGGATGGGTCCACGGTGGTGCTCACTTCGCCCTCTTGAGTCTGGTGATGACACCGCGCAGTGCGTTCACCCTGCGGACCAACCGACGCGCTGCCTCGGTCTCCTCCTTGGCCCGACGCTCCCAGTAGTCGCGGCTGCTGCGCATGGAGTCGTAGCTGGCAGCCATCTTCTCTGTGGCGTCGGCGATCCGCTGGAGCGAGCCCGCGTTGATGTCCGCGAGGGTGGTTCCGCTGTTCCAGGTCTTGCGACTGGTGGCGCGTGTGTCTTCGCTCATGTCTCTGCCTCCATCCCATCCGGCCACCGGACCTCGCACGTCGCGGCGATAGGTGCACTGCGTGCCGTCGGCGCTCGCGACGCCTCACGCGCACACCACTCGTCCCAGCCCCACTTGAGAAACCCCTGCGGCGTCGCCTGGGCGCGTTTCTTCCTCGAGGTCAGGAACCACCGCCACCCTTCGAGCAGCTCATCGACGGTGCGCCCCTCGCGCAGCCGATCTCGGAACCCCGGTTCGCAGGCCCACGAGAACCGCCAGACCTCGCGGTAGAGTTCCTCGTAGGCGGAGCGCATGCCGCGCTGAAGCTCTCGGAGCTTCTCGGCCAGGGTTAGGTCGGATGCGTCGGTCGGTGGCGGGTCGGGGTTTTGCTTCGGAGGATCCCGGTCCGGCTCGCGCGCACGCGTGTCTTCGTGTGGGGTCGGGACGGGTCCAGGACGGGACGGGACGGGACGGGACGGTTGAACAGGTGTTCTAACAGGTGTTACAACACCTGCGTCAGCATCTGTCCTAACGGGTGTTTCAACAGTCGTTGTGGCTGGTGTTTCAGCATCCGTTACAACAGGTGCTTCCGACTTACCCCAACGCACTTCCGCAGAGCGCTTTCCGGCAGCGGACTTTCGAGCTACCGTCTGCTCGTACTCTTCGCGCGATGGATTGAAGTCCAGGAAGTCGTGGATGACGAAGTAGCCGTCCTTCTCCTCCCAGAGACCAGGGCGTCCCTTCTCATCGTCGCGACCGACGCGCTGAAGCTCATCGAGCACCGAGGGGTCGGCCATGCGCCTGGCGACGGTCGCCGGCACCTTGCCATCGGTCAGGTAGCGGGCGCAGTAGCACATCCCCTTGAGGTGAGCGCGTAGCCCATCGCTAGAGAGCGCCTCGATCTTGGGGTGGTCAGCGAACCCGTCGTCAATCCTGAGCCACACGCTACCGGCCCCCTTCGGTTGCAACAGGACCTTGGAGCTGCAGGAACCCTTCGACCCGCGCGACGCCGTCCGGGCTCTCCAGCATGGGGATCAGGCGATCGCCAAGTCGCACGACCGTGCCGTCCGCCAGCTCGCGCCCGAAGGACGCCAGGAAGGCTTCCTCGAAGCTCACCAGACCGAACTCCACCGCTTCCAGCGTCGCCTTGAGCCAGGTCTCGGCCGCGCGCCAGATGCCCTTCGCCGCCTGATCGCGGATGTCCCGCTCGTATTGCTCGAAGCTGCGCCGCGTTCGGGAGGAGTAAGGCTGGTCCTTGCGCAGGGCCATCTCGTAGGTCGAGGTCGACAGCGGGATCACGATCGGGATGCCGTGGTGCTCGAACGAGATGCGGATGTCGCCAGACTTGAAGTCCTCGGAGACGCGCATCCGGTCTGCCCCGTACTTGGAAAGAAGCCCACGGATGCGGGCTTGCGAACGGTCTGCTGAGACCTGGGTGTCGCTGTAGGCAGTGCGACTCATCACCGTCCCTTCCTGGTTGCGGGAGCCGGAGTCGAACCGGCTTGACCCGGGTTATGAGCCCGAGCGAGATACCGACCTCCCTCGCCGCGATGCATCAGCCCTCGACCTTGGTGAAGTCCACGTAGTACTCGCCGCCGACTACGAACTGCTCAGCGGCGTCGTGGTTGATCGTGATCAGCGAGATCTCCCCGCCGGGCGTCCACTTGTAGAACGCCTCGTTCTCCTGCGACCCCGAAGTGACCGGGTGCATGAGCACCTCGTCACCGCCGTGATCGTTGATCGACTTCTTCGTAACCCGGAACTTGGCTCGAACCATCAGTAACCTCCTGTCGTCTGGGTGACACACGCCTCACGCTCCTCTGCTCAACAGACGACCCGGTGCGGGGCCGGTCCTACGGTCACGGCACTTTTGCAGCGAGCTGCTTTCCGGGACCGACTTCTTCTTCACTCGCCAGCCTGCATCTGGGCAGAGCAGCTCCGTCTCACATCCACGGCCTTCGCCGCCCGCACCGGATCGAATACGCGGCCACCATCCCTGCCGACTCGCGGGCAGCAGGGACAGGGCGGAGATAGCGCTCATGTACGCCCCGCGAGTCCCTTGGTGGCCACACGAAGCACCGCCGCAGCCCGTCTCACCGACTTCCCCCATCGTGCTGCGATCGGGCGGCAGCGGTACAAGAACACGGGGCCTGGCCGCAGTAACCCGCCTCATCTTTAGGTCTGCGGCCAGGAGGCAGACGCCCGTCCCCGTTGAAATCACGCGCTCCTCCTCATCGTGTCTTCCCGTTCCAAGAGCTCGAGCTGCACTGGTCCCGTCTTCATCGCGCGCAACTTCTCCCGGATCATTCGCCGGGTATGCAGGATCGACAGCGCGCGTTTCTCCAGGTTCACCAACACCGGGATCATTTCTGCCGGATGGACCGCGTAGAAGTACCCGTCGCCGCCGGACCCGATCAGCTCGCCGCGGTTGCGAGCGTCCTCGACAGCGGCCCGGATCATCCGCTCGGAGGTGTTGAAGAGCCGCGCCAGCGCCTTGCCCTTGACGCACTTCTTCCCCCCGGCGGCACGGTGCTCTCGCAGGTGCTCGACCAGCAGGTCGGATAGTTCTGTGGCGTCCATTCGGCTCACGGTCCTCTTGCCCTCTTGAGCGACCGCTCTGTGGTGCAGATCTCGTGGTGCGTGCAGTCAGCCCGTCGTCGTCAACCCGAAACTGTTGCCGGCGGAGGAAGGCGGCTTCCGCCGGCGGTTACCCTCCGCCCAGGGGGCCCGTCACCGGGCTACTCGGTGCCGACCGGCTCTCCCTCAAGGGCCGGTTCGATCATCTTCACGGTCCCGTCGGCCACCACGAAGACACCCAGGTCCTCGGCCGTGGCCATCTTCGGCGTCCCCGTCGCGATCACGATCACGTTCTGGTGATCCTCGAGGACGCCGTACAGCATCGAAGTCAGGGCCGCCCGATAGCGGTCCTCCAGCGAGTCGCCGCGGTCGATCAGGAGGATTCCGATCCCCGTCTGCCGCGACACCGCCTCGGCGAACACGACCCCGAGCCGGATCTTCTCCGACTCGGAGAGCGCTGCCGTAGGGAGCGCCCGGGACTCGCGAACGCTCACGCGCAGCTCGATGCCCGAGTCGCCCAGCTCGCAGGTCAGCCGAATCTCGTCTCCGGTCAGTTCGGCCAGCCGTCCGTTGATCGTTTCGAGGAACGGTGCGACTAGGTCGCGGGCCAGGATCGCCGGAACCGCCTTGCGGTTGAGCATCGTGGCGAGCCGGTCCAGGGTGGCGTGCCGCTCGACCAGCCGCTGATAGGCATCCAGGGCCTGGTCGTAGCTGGCGAGCTGTTTGGCAATGCCTTGGAGCTCGGCGACGCGCCCGCGCTTGAGCGTGAGCTGGTCGCGGATCGCGTCCAGTTCGCCCTCTTGGGTGGTCACGTCTTCCTGGCCGGAGAGGTCTTCGATCTGCGCCTGGAGCGCGCGCAGGGCCTCCTCGTGGCGCTCCAGCGCGGTCTCTCGGTCGCCCTTGAGGTGGGAGTTCTCATCGAGGGTCTTGGTGAGACGGTCCTGCGCATCGTTGAGAGAGGCGACGATGTTGTTCTCGTGAGTCGAGGCGCGCTCGTGCGCCTGCTGGGCGTCGGCGTGGACCGACTGCGCCTCCTTGACGGCGTTCTTCGCCGCCTGGAGCGCCCTGGCCGCCTTCGTTCCCACGGCCTTGGCATCGCGCTTCATGAGATCGAGTGCCGTCTTGCTCTCGGCAATGGGGCGGCTGCACGTCGGGCACGTTCCGGCCTCGAGGCGCACGACCTCGGCGTTCGCCCTCTCGTGTTCAGCTAGAGTCGCGTTGGCTGCGGCCACAGCCTCATCGCGCGAATCGGTCGCGTCTTCAAGCAGCTCGGCGGCTTTCGCGGTAGCGGCAGCCGCCTCGGCGTGGGCTTCCTTGAAGCCCTCCAGATCCGATTCCAGGACGGACGTGTCGGTCAAGGCAACGAAGACCGGCTCGGTCTCGCTGAGCCTGTTGAGCTGCTCCTGTGCGATGGCCAGAGCCTTCGCCCGCTCACGCGCCCCGCCTACCCCCACCTGAAGCTCACGCTGGCGGGTCTCCAGCTCGCCGATCTCAGCCGTGAGGGCTGTGACCTTGCGGGTGATCTCCTCCGCAGTCAGGCGCTTCTGCACCAGATCAGGTGCGAGTCCCTGCGGACGGGCCTTCTCCTTGTCTTTCCCTGCCGCGGTGCGGGCCGTGTAGATGTCCTTGTAGACCGCCTCCAGGTCCGCACCCGAGAGGCCGTCGGCGTTCTTGAGCTGAGGGAGCCCGGCCAAGAACCTGAGGTCCTCGGGTGTGCAGCCCGCTTCTCCGAGTGCGAGGAAGAGCTTGCCCGGCGTCACGCGGAAGTCCACGAGCCCCTGGAGCAGCTTCTGCTGCGTGTCGGGTGGCATGTGGAAGACGTGCGAGGCGTCCAGCACCGCGCGGACCTGGTCCGCCGACCCACCGACGGTGTCGAGGATTGACTGTTGCAGCATGGCCTTGCCGCCAACCGCCCACGAGACGGAGAGCTCGGTCCCGTCCATCGCGGCAACGCGGCGAACGGTACCCTTGCCCTCGATCTCGATCTCGACCTCGGCGGTCTCACCCCACGGACCGATGGTGTCGAAGGCCCCGGCGCCGCGTGCGTCGGTGACCCGGGTCGTGCCGAGAAGGGCGAACCGGATCGCCTCGGCGATCGCGCTCTTGCCGGTGCCGTTGCCGCCCATCACGACGTTGATCCCGCGCGACAGGTCGAGCGAGCTGCGGCGATGCGACATGAAGTTCTCGAGGGTGACGCGGGTGATCTTCATCGCTCAGCCTCCATGGATTCGAGGCTGAGACGGAGTGCTGTGAGCGCCTTGTAGCTATCGAGGATCGTGACGGAGACCTCGTCGCGCTTGCGGGTGGTGATCTTCTCGATCAGCGTGCGAATCGCATTGCCGGCGCACCCCGCGTCCTTCTTGACATTGGGGATCGCGAACTCAATGGAGTTACCGCTCTTCCTGGCGAAGGGTGCGAGCGCGGTGAGCAAGGCGACCGCCCCATCCGCCGACAACTCCGGCGCGAATACCTTGCACGCGTCGTAGGCCGGCCGGAGGATTCTCATCAATTCCTTCTCCGATTCGATCTCGACGGCATGCTCAAGCGCCTTGCTGAGCACCGTCGCGATCTCCGCCTTCTCCTGGGTCCGATCACGCTTCCCCGGAATGATCTCGATGTCGCCCGCGGGATCGGTCGCCGGGGCAGCTGTGGTCGTCTCGTGTCCCATGGTCTTCTCCTCAGTCCTTCCAGGTGTCGAACCTGGTGGACGGCTTCATGATTCGGATGGCTTCGAGGCTCTCGCGCAGCGCGCCCTTCAAGAGCTTCTTGACTGCGGTGCCGTCCGCCTTCAGGTAGTCGAGCAGGTTGACCTTGCCCTCTTGCAGGATTGGCACGAGCTTCTCGACCGGCCACTCCGTGGTCTCGATCACACGGAAGCCGGTCGAGACGCCGTTGGTGGCGACGGGCCCGTGCTCAGAGCACCACTTCTTGAGCTTGGTCTTGGCGTTGGTGAGCTGCGTGTCGAGGGCCACGATGGACTCGGCCATCTTCACGGCCTCGGCGTCGGTCACGGGGAGCGCCGCATCCAGTTCGAGCGCCGCTTGGAAGTCCGGGCAGGCGTGTGTGTGGGGACACGTGACGCACGGCGCGCCCACCTTGCCGTTGAACTCGGTCGTGCCACCGATCTCGCGCGCCTTGGCCACGAGCATCTTCAGCGTCTGGCGGATCTGCTTCTCGGTGCGCACGGTCTCCCTGACCGCGCCGTGCCGCACGAAGTCCAGCTCGCACGTGACCTCTTCGGGATGACCGAAGTGGAGCCAGGCCAGCGCCGCGTAAATCGAGAGCTGCAGGTCGGAGTCCGCGTCGCTCTGGCTGGCGATGTTCCAGTTCGACTTGTAGTCGGTGACCTTCACCGCGCGGCCGAGGACGTGGACGCGATCAAGGAAACCGAAGAGCTGCTCGCCGTCGATCTCGCCGCCGAAACGCTGCTCGACGAAGACTTCCCCGTCCAACGGCACGCGGTGGTTCTCGACGAAGGTGCGGGCGATCTCGAAGACCTCGCCCTGGATCTCGGCCGGGACGCGCTCCGCCTCGCAGGCCTGGGCCGCGATCGCATCGCACTCAGTGATGTCCGTCTCCACCTTCTGCGCGAGGCAGTGGAGCGTGTACAGCTCCGCGACTTTGTGGACGCCCCGCCCGCGCGCGAAGTACGGCATTTCGGGGCCCTCGGGCGCGCCCTCCAGAAACTTGTAGGCGTACATGCGGGGGCATTCGATGTAGGCCCGCACGCGAGAGAACGAGAGCTCGGGGTTCGTCGTGGGGATCGTTTCCGTGGTCAAGGTGTCTCCTCAGAATGCGGAGCTGCGCTTGGGACGCGCGGCCGCCGTGTTCGCCTGGGGTGTTCCGGTCGCACGCATCGCGACTACTTCGGGCTTCGGTTCGGGCTTCGGCTCGACTGCGGCCTGGAGCTTCATGTTCTCCAGAATCTCAATCGCGAGCTCGGGGTCTCCCCCCGCCTTCGTCATGAGGCGCATCGACTGCGCGGCGGTAAGCCTCGCCTCGTCCGTCAGCCGCTTGAGCTTCACGAACGGATCCTCGGGCTCCGGTTCCGCGTGACTCCCCTTCTGCATCGCCTCGTCGAGGTAGCGATCGAAGGCGTCGCCGGCGGCCTTCCGTGCCGCTTCCTCCGGGTCGGCATCCGCTCCCACCAGTTCGTGTTCAACGTAGAGGTCGGACGGCATCGCTTCGTCGGGCGCCGGCGTCGTTGCGGGGGCGGGCAGTTCGAGGTTCACGCCGAGCGCCTTCTGCCCCTGCGCCACCAACTCCTGGAAGGTGAACGGGTGGACGATGTCGAGGACGAAGACTTGGGTGCCGCGGACCTTCCCGCTCTCGTCGATGTAGGTGCCGTCATGCGGCTTGAGCACGAGCTGGAGCGGGATCCGGGTGATCCGCCCGGCCATGGACTTGAGCTGTTCGAGCCGGGCCCGGACGTTCTGCATCGAGTTCCAGCTCGAGGTGTCGATCTGCCAGACCGTCATCGAGTGGAAGTCGGTGAGGATGAACTGGAGGCGCCCCAACTCCTTGCACTTGCCCTTCTTGTAGACGGGGCAGTCCTTATAGCTACAGCGCATCTCCTGGTACGCGGGCCTGCCGTCACCGTCCACCGTCACCTTGCCGTCGGTCTCGGCCAGACGGAACGCGGCCTCACCGTCACCCCGGCAGAAGAGCACACCGCCGGTGCGGTAGCTCGCCAGCGTCTCGTGCAGGACGCGCTCGGCGTCCTCGTCGATGAGCATGACGTTCAGCTTCCGCGGCTTCTCGCCGTAGACCGCCGTGAACTCGGGGATGAGCGTCGGGTCGTCCGGGTCGAAGCGGAAGTAGTCGATCTTGGCGGGATACTCCTTCCCGCCCTGGGTCACGTTCTTCTCGCCGAGCCGGAACTTCCCGCCGCGGGGATTCCTCTTGGTCTCGCTCCAACCTTTGATGGGCATGGGGTTACGCCTCCCTGACCGCGACGGCGCCGCGGTTCTCGTGGGTGTTCTTGGCGAGCAGGCAGCGCCCGCAGGTCGAGCCGAGCTCGCCGCCCATGAAGCCACCACAGCCCTGGCAACGGCGCGGGTGAGAGAGCGAGGTCGCGGGCTTGCGATCGGGAATAGCTGAGTGGCCGGCCAACCACTGCGCCGTCGTCCAGGTGTGGCCCTGGGTGCAGGCGAAGCGGGTGCCCTCGATGGCATCGTTGCCGCAGGTAGGACAGGTGTGGATGGTCATGACGCCACCGCCTTCGCGCTGAGAAGCTCGGTCGCCCGATCTTCCAGATCGCCGAACTCGGTGATGAGGGTGCGGCGGAGCACGTCGATCTCACGCGCCCCGAAGGACGCTTTCTGCGTCGTGCGGTAGATGCGCCGGCGAGCGTCCTGGAGCTCGACCGCGAACTGCTCCGCCGGGGTCATCTTCTCCACGCAGGCGTCGCACAGGTGATCGTCGCCGCGTAGATCGCCGGAGGACTCAACTGCCTCGTGGCACTTGCTGCACCGGGCAACCGGCGCTCTAGGGATTCGGTGATTCAAGGGCCGCCTCCTTGACTCGAAAACCGTGAGCCGCTAGGCTCTGGCCTTCGGTTCATGTTCGGCCGGGCTTCTCGTGTCGCGCGGGGGCCCGGCCTTCTTCGTTAGTGCAAGACGCTCTGCACTGCGTCCTTGCCGACGCACCACGCGACCGCGAGGAACAGGATCAGAACGCCGAGTTCGTGTTCCCATCCCAGGTCGGGCCTGCGATCGTTCTTGCCTCTCCACTCACGCAGCATGTTGGTCTCCTGAATTGGACGGGCGGGCTAGCCGGTCCAAGGAGGGTTGCCCCGAATCACGACCAGCCCGCCGTCCGGCGTTGGTGCGCGTAGGACGCACCGCCACTCGCTTCTCTTCTCTGCGCTCAAGCTCTTCCTTAGCCACCAGACCGAACCGCGCGAACCCACGTACCACGGGGTTCGGATCGTTCGCGTACAGCTCCGCGAGACGGGCGTAGGTCCGGAGGTCCTCGGCGCTCTCGCGGGAGAGGTCGGTCATCCGATCCTCCGCGGCGGCAGGAGCTTTTCGGGGGCGATGCCGTACACCTCGACGATCCGCATGAGCCGCCCCCAACCGGGATCGCTCTCACCACGAAGCCAAGCGCGGACGGTGTTGGGGGCCGCGCCGATCTCCTCAGCAAACCGCTCGGGAGAGATCCCGATGGAGTCGAGAATTGGCTGAAGTAACGCAGCAAACCGCGAGCGCGTATCTTGCTGCATTTCGGTTGTTTGCGTCTCCGGCCGCGCCGCCGTCATGTCCTTCATGCTGCTTATTATCGGCAGTATGCGGTCAAAAATCAACTCTTTTTTGAGGGTGACACATCTTTTCTCACCGACGAGTGCTAAGGTCCAACCGGTTGCGAACTTAGGGGGAGGCTTGGAACCTGTCGGATCGCGCGTCTACCGGATCCGTTCCGAGAAGCGACTTTCTCGCGAAGAGTTGTCGCGTCTGTCGGGCGTGTCGCATCGCCGGATCCAAGACATCGAGGGGGGTGGCAACACCACCATCGATACGCTTCGAAAGCTCGCCGCCGCGCTCGAAACGACCGTCTCCGACCTGTTGGGCGAGAGCGCTGGCGAGGCCGAGGCGGTCTACGGCACGCTCAAGCAGCTCGTGACGAACATGCAGCAGAAGGGCGTCGGCAAGCCCATCCCTGTGATCTCGTGGGCTTCTGCTGGGGACGGCCTCTCCTACACTGACCAGGGCTACGCGGCGGGAGCAGCCGACGAGTGGATTGAGCGCCCCCCGAACGTCCACGACCGCAAGGCGTATGCAGTCCGCGTCGTCGGCGACTCCATGAGTCCAATCATCCAGGCCGGGGATCTCGTGGTACTGGTGCATGACCAGGAGCCCGTCGCCCACGATCTGGTGCTAGTGAAGCTCCGCACGGGCGAGGTCTACCTAAAGCTCCTGGCGACGCACGACGGCCAGTACATCCTCGTCTCCGCCAACCAGCTCTATCCCCCGATGGTGGTGTCTCCCGACGATCTTATGTTCCAGCCGCGCAAGGTCGCGGCGATCCTGAAGAGGTGAGGGATGCCGTTCTTCCTCATGGTCTTGGGAATCATCGCCATCGTCTGGGCGGCGATCGGTAGCATTGCGTTTGATGACCTTGACCAGACGGCCTATTTGCTGGCCGAGATCGCTGCTTGGCTCTGTTTCGGGATCGGCCTCGTCTGGTACAAGCTGGACGGGATCACGGCGGCGATCCTCGGCAAAGTACCAGCCATGCCGACGCCCCGGCCGGTATCCACGAAGCCCCACCAAGTGCCGAAGCACGAACGAGGCCTCGCCTCCGCGTGCCCCTACTGCAAGTCCTGTGGGGAGGACGACGGCAGTGGGCGAATGTGTCTGCGATTCAGCACACCCATTCCGGAACCCGCTCAGGAGAATCCCTGTCAGGGTTCCTTCTGGGAAGCGCGGGGCTGAGATGGGAACCTGCAAGTGGTGTCAGAAGGGCGGCTTCTTCCGATCCGTGAACGACTACGGTCTCTGCGCCGAGTGCGCCCCCGGCATCTTCCGCGAGATCCAAAGCCGCGCCCAGATCATCGATCGCAGCATCACGCTCGTCAACGAGTCGGAGAGTTACAAGACTCGGCTCCTGCGGCTGAAGGCCCTGCGCGAGAACCTGACCGCCCTCCTGAAATACGAGGCGCAAGGGATCACTACGCTGAAGACTCGACCGTCGGAGCTCATCGACACGCTGGGGCCCCTGAAGGACAAGGTCTTGCTGGAAGCGATCGAGCAGGAGACCGAAAAGACCGAAGCTCGGCTCTCCGCCGTACCGACCGCAAAGGCCCGCGCTGCCGCCATCGACCGCGCGCTTCTCAAGATCGCGGACCTCGCCCAACAGATGGACAACCCCGCGCAAGCCCACTTCATGCAGGCCAGACTTCGGACGCGGGCCGAGATGGAGCGATTCGTCGATTTGCTCGACAAGGCACACCGCGCCGAGTTCAAGGGGTCAAAGAAGGCCGCTGCCTCCGCATACCGCGACATCCTCTACGTGATCGAGCGCGACGGCGCGCCCGCAGGGGTTCCACCGGAGACCATCGAAGAGATCCGCCGGAAGGTGGAAGAGCAGTCAGCGCCATCATCGGATCGGCCCAACCCGTTAACCCTGCACGCCGTAGAGCCCCAGGAGAAGCCGGACCATGAGACGCATTGACCGGCTCCTCGGCATCACCCCCAGGCGCGGCGCCAAGGCGCTCTCCGGCTCCGTTCCGGCGTGTCCACGGCACGCCGGCCGTCCGAGTTCCACTTGCAAGGCCTGCGCAGAAGCACTCGTGAAGGGGCTCCAGGACCTGATGGCCGCGAGGCTCAGCGCCGAATCCAACATGGACTCGGTCTACGCCATGATCCAGTGGGCCCGGGAAGCCTGGAAGGCGGAAGAGTTCGAGAAGTGCGAACGGCTGTGCCTGGCCGCCTACGAGCTGCAGCTCGCTGGGAAGTATGCCAACTTCGGCTACCCGTACGAGCGCCTGGCAATGCTCTACGAGAAGCAAGGACGGTTGGAGGAGGCGCTTAGATTCGCGACGGAGGGGAAGGCTCGGTTCGGTGTTTCTACCGCCACGCGCCGCGACTGGAGCAAACGCATCGCTAGGTTGAAACGGAAGATCGCCAAGAGGCCGGCACCGTGATCGGCGCCGTGTTCTCGGGCGCGTGACGATTCATGCTGAGTGAACCCGAGCAGATCTGTAAAGAAGGGAGACAGAGCCATGTCCGCGATTCCCGCAAAGGTCGAGGCCCGGGTCAAGGGCGAGGTGAAGCGGTACCGATCGATCATCGACTCCGCGAAGCAGCGGGACGTGAACGAAGCGGACACGTCCGTCATCGTCACTAGCGTCCTATGCGACATCCTTGGATGGGACAGGTTCACCGACATCACCAGGGAGTATTGCGTCCGCAACACCTTCTGCGACCTAGCCGTTAAGGTCGACGGGAAGGTGAAGATCTTCATCGAGGTCAAGGCGATTGGGTTCAGCTTGAAGGACACGCACCTTCGCCAGGTGGTGGACTATGCCACGAAGGAAGGGGTGGACTGGGTCATCCTCACGAACGCGGCGATCTGGAAGGTCTACAAGGTCCTGTACGAGAAGCCGATCAATCAGCAGGAGGTCTTCGAGGTCGACCTGCTCGACACCACTGTCCGCCCCGCGTCCCTTGTCGACAAGCTCTACCTGATCTCGAAGGAGGGCGTTTCGAAGTCGGCGATCGCCTCCTACCATGAGGCGAAGCAGGCCACCAGCCGGTTCATGATCGCGGCCACACTCCTCTCTGAACCGGTCGTCGAAGCTCTTCGCCGTGAGATCCGCCGAGTCAGCGGAGGTGTCCGGCTCGAGACCGAAGAGCTCCAGGATATCCTGCGGGCCGAGGTCCTCAAGCGTGATGTCTTCGAAGGGGACCAGGCGAAGGAAGCCACGGACCGGGTGCGGCGGGCCTCGGCGAAGTTACTCAAGCGTCCCACAGCTGACCCGAAGTTGGTATTGGAGACCGCCGCTCCAGATCCGGCCGAGGTTCCGGAGGGGTAGTCGGCCAACATCCCGGTGTTCGTCACCGACTGAGGCCAAGCATGCACTCGTTCGTGTGTCATTCACACTAGATCGGATGGGGGGTGGTTAGATGTATCAGCAAAGGAAGTCTCTTCTTACTGATTGGGGCCAAGCCCGAGGGGCCGTCGCTCTCCTCTATGTCACAGGCGATCGTCAGCACTGCGAGACACAGATTCACCCAGAGGCACTCGATAGGTTCGTTCATCATCTCGATTGCATAGGACAGACCAAGAAGATCAGCTTGATACTCTATACGCGAGGCGGTAGCACCCTCGCCGCCTGGAGTCTCGTGAATCTAATCCGCCAGTTCTGCGACGAGTTCGAGGTCGTTGTACCCTCCAAGGCACACAGTGCTGGAACACTAATCTCTCTTGGCGCTGATTCGATCATGATGACGAAGCAGGCAACCCTCGGTCCCATCGATCCGAGCGTGAACGGTCCTTTGAATCCAGCCATCCCTGGTGCGCCGCCGCAGGTTCGAGCCCCTGTTAGCGTGGAGGCCATTAATGGCTATCTGGACTTCGCGCGGCAGGGAGCGGGACTGAAGAAGCCCGATCAGCTGAAGGATGTTTTCCTACGCCTCTCAGATCACATCCATCCGCTGGTGCTTGGAGATGCCTTTCGCTCGCGTTCTCAGATTCGGATGCTGGCGCGACGACTTCTTGCACGCCAGGTGACCGACGAGAAGAAGATCGGGAGGATCCTCGAGTTCCTGTGCAGCGAATCAGGTAGTCACGATTACACGATCTACCGACAGGAAGCCCGGGATGTACTTGGACTCAAGGTCGATCGCCCCAGCGACGATCTATATGCAAAACTGAAGGCGATCTACGATGACTTCGCCACCGAACTCCTGCTTGCCGAGCCCTATAGCCCCGAAGTTGCCTTAGGTGGGCAGCCGGAGATACACTATGAACTCAGGCGTGCCCTGGTGGAGAGTGCCGCTGGCGGGTCGCATGTCTTTGTCAGCCAAGGTAAACTGACACAACGGCAGGTTCAGATGGGCCCCGGCATGTTGCAGACAGCCGTCGAGGATCGCCGATCGCTGGAGGGCTGGAGGCATGAGAATGCTTGATCGAAATTCCGCAGCATATGTCCCGTTCTTCGATCCCACCAGTTCCTCCTCCGCCTCGTGCTTCGAGGAGTCCACAGCACCGAGCGGAAACCTAGCCAGTGCCATGAGGAATTGGTTTCTGATCATCGAGAACTCAGCACCTGTCCCACCGTCCCGCGAAGAAGCCCCACCGGCCACGAATCCTGCGCGATCCCAGCAAGGGTAGTGAGTCTGCCAGTTCGGGAGACGACCAACATCGAGTCCTGCTCGTGTTGGCGCAGGGCCTTGAGGAGCAGAACGGGTTTGGAGTAGCAATCTGATGCGCGCCGCTCTCTACGTCCGCGTCTCCTCTCAGAAGCAGGCCGAGAAGTGGTCTCTCCCTTCGCAGCGCAAGATCCTCGCCGCGCACGCCGAGAAGCAGGGGTGGAGCTCCACCCTCTACGACGAGGGCGCTGCATCCGGCGAGACGATTGCCGACCGCCCCGTGATGCGTCGACTCTTGGCCGACGTAATATCAGGGAAGATCGACGTCCTGCTCGTGATCGAGTGGGAGCGCCTTTGCCGAGCGTCCGACCTGATTGACCTGGCCACGATTACTGGCGTCTGTCGCAAGGCTGGGGTCTTGATCGCCACTCCCGAGCGGGTCTTCGACCTGGCCAAGGCCGAGGACGACTTCGAGTCCGACCTCCGCGGCATCCTCGCCAAGCGTGAGAAACGGAAGATCCTCGAGCGAACCTCTCGCGGACGCGCTGAGGCCCAGGATGCCGGCCGCTACCTCGGCGGTACGGTCCCCCGCGGCTACCGCTACGATCGCAACATCAGTCGCTTGGTCGTAGACCCGGAACTGGCCCCGATCATCCTGGAGATCTTCACCAGGCCGGAGGGGTCGCTCGTCCTCTCCAAAGAACTCCAAAGACGCGGGATCCCCATCACCGATGACGGGGTTCGCTATGCCCGACGTAACCCGGTCTACTCTGGGCGCACCCGGGACACTCGCGGCAAGCTGATACAGGGAGACTGGGAACCGATCGTCCCGGTGGAGCTCTGGCAGCGGTGGCAGGGGAAGGGCAGGACTTCGGTCCCCGAGGCTCCGGGCCCCTACGCCGTGCGATACCTCCTGACCGGGATTGTCCGGTGTGCCGCCTGCGGCGGCCCGGTCACCGGTTCCTGCAAGGGGACCATAAAGGGACAGGTACTGACCGGCGATCAGCACTCCTACGTCTGCCGCAGGTACCAGCGGGGGTACGCCCGCCCACCGCGGACCTGCCAGAGCGGATTCTACGTCAGAGGTTGGACCTTGGACCTTGCCGCAACGCACGCGCTCGAGGAGCATGTCTCCAACAAGAAGCGCCTGCGCCAGGGGTATGAAACGCTCCGGGGCGCTCTGGAGGCCCGGTCTCGCCTTGACCCAGCCGACGACACCCGGAAGGCCCTCCGCGCCCAGCAGACGCGAAGGGCTCGCGTCCTGGCTGCCATTGAGGAGGGATTGCCGCTCCCGGAAGCCGGAAAACGGCTGGCGACCCTGACCGGGGAGATCGAGCGCCTTGAGAAGGAGCTGGCCCACGCCCGGGGCGAGGAATTGCAGCTGCCTGCGTTCGCGTCGTTCACCCGGCTCGCGGCAGGGATTCGGGGCGCGACCGTCGCCTCCAGGAAGTCGATCCTGGCCGCCTTCCTCCGTGAGGGAGTGGCAGACCTCGGGGCGCGCCGCCTGACGCTGCGGTGGCTCCTCGATGAGGCCCCGGTAATCTACGAAATCCCGAGCTCCCTTGAGCTTCAGAGGGGGACTCACCTCGCTGGGTCGAGGGACGCCTACGCCGCGGAGCTTGACGCGAGCGAGTGGCGAGTGGGGTAA